AGAACTGACTCTTGATGTGGAAAAGAAAAAAGAAGTCATCGCTGCAGCTTTCAGAAAGCTCTTTAAGTATGACTCAAAACTTAAGGCAGTTGGAGCAGCATTCACTTCCAGGCTTCCAGGTAAGTTAGGCCTTAACCCTTTCACGCAGCCAATTCTTTCAGAAGAATTGAATTATCAGTTCACTAACATCGCCGAGGTTCTGCAGTCGCTCTTGTACGCAGGAAGTGAATCGGGCCGTAGAAAGATGATTGTTGGTATGGGCTGGGGAAACCCAAACCCTGAAACCGGAATGTTGGACGATTCGAAGTATCTAGCTTTCATTGATCGCATGATCGACGAGGGCAGGATCACTCAAGATCACATGGATTTTGTGCAGACAGTCTTTGATCAATTTGCTGATTTCTACCCTAAAGCTAAAGAAGTCTTAAGGTACACAGATGGCATCGAACTAGGCTATGTCGCACCGCAAGCAATTAAGACTAAGCTTGGCACAATCAAGGGAGGCTATGTTCCTCTTAAGCCAAAAGACATGAAGAAGAATGTGGACGATAAGCTCTCTGTGGATAATGAGCTCTACCCTGTTTCAGTTCTTTTTCCGACGGTTAATCCAGCGTTCTCTAAAAACAGAACTGAAGATACCTTTGCGGTGGATTTAGATTTGAGCAAGGTGGTCATGGCGCTTACGGGCGTGGCAAATGTGGCATACATGAGAAAGCCGCTCTACGATTTTGCCTCTGTGCTTAACCTTCCTGAAGTAAAGAATGCCATCGAGGCACGTCGTCCAGGTATGTACGAGGTTCAGATCCGTCCTTGGTTTGATCGTGTGAAGCTTCAGCAATACTCTCCTCCTGTTGCTAAGGGCAGCATTGTGTCTGCGATGAGTGCTGTTGCTAGAACGCTCAGACAACGTGTCGCCATTGGTTTCTACTTCCTTAACTGGAAAACTATTCTGCGCCAGACTACAGGTTTGGGCTCAGTGGCAGCAGAAGTCGGAGCGACTAGAACCTCAGTACAGGTAAGCAAGTTTGCAGCCGCTCCGATTGAAGTGAGAGGCTTTGTAGAAGGCAAATCGAAGTACATGCAGCAGCGTCTTAAGACGAGCACCATGGCACTTATTGAGTCATATACTGAGCTTGAGAAGAACTTCGATTGGGTGACTTGGACGGATGCCAAGATTAAACAGTACAACTACCTTCCGCTTCAGATGATGCAGAACATGGTTGATATTCCTTCTTGGATGGCAGCATATCAGTACGGGCTAGACGAGAAAGACATGACCGAGAAGCAAGCTGTGGCCTACGCTGATAACCTTGTTCAAAACACTCAAGGTGCTAACACAGTTTCTTCGCTCGCTAATATCCAATATGGCAGCGAGCTTTTCCGTTTGTTCACTACACTTTCGACCTACCCGATTGCCATGAATCAGCGTTATGGAAACATCCTTTTGCGCGACGACTCGATGAGACAGAAGATCATAGCAGTGGCCACTTTAGGTTTCTTTACTATTGGCATGACCGGAGTTCTCAACTCTCTTTTAGCTGAGATGAGTGACGACGAGGACGATGAGAAGAAAATGAGGAAGGGCCAAAGATACTTTATGGATGACATGGGCGCTCGGATATTCACCGAGGCAATTGATACGGCGATCCCTGTCCTTGGTAGAGTGATAACCTCGCCGATTACAGGCCCAAGAGTGGCATTGAGCCCCATTCTCGAACAGCTAAACCAGCTCCCTGTAGCTGCAAAAGCTGCAGATCGTGGGCTAGAAGGTGTTGACATGACACCTTATGAGGTCAAATCATTATTCAATAGTTTAGGTTTTATTGTTCATCCTGCTTTCACTGTAGTCGGAAAAGGGCTATCATTTAGTGAACCAGATCGGGGTGAACAAAAAGCATTGAAGCGTTTAAGAAGACGCCAACTTGAAGCACTTAAAAGGGAAAGCCGATGACTATTCCAGCAAACGTCGATGTAGTGTTGAAGTATCCAGGGGATGGTACTGACAGCACTTTCCCTATTACTTTCCAAACATTCGAAGTCGCAAACATTATTGCTCAAGTGGAGGACGAAGATGGAATTCGTCATACGTTGGATCTTACTTCCGATTTCACTCTTAGCTCTGTGGGCATACCTAACACGAATGCACTTCTGACCCTCGTCGCCGGTTCACAAGATTGGATGACAGGAGCTTTCTTAGCTACAGGCTGGACTCTTTTCATCAAGTTCAACTCAGATGCTTTTAACCCTTTGTCTCTCAACAATCTCAATGCGCTTAGCCTTAAAGGCATAGAGAAGGAATTCGATAGACTATCGATGGCGTCGAAGGCCATAGATTACAAGGCCTCTAACGCAATTAAAATTTCTGATGTTGATGCAGACGAAGGCATCGATGTAGCTCTTCCTCCTCTCACTGGAAACGAAGACAAGCTTCTCCAGGTTAATCCTGATGGTGACGGCTTTTCTTATGGCCCAACAGCGGAGGCTTTATTCAACGCGGAGGCAGCAGCAATCGCAGCCGCAGCAGCCGCGCTAGTCAGTGAGGGTGAAGCTGAAGTGGCCGCCGATGCCTCCGAAGCCGCCGCACTAGAAGCCGCAGAAGCCGCCGAGCAAGCACAACTTCTATTGTTTGACGGTAGCGTAAACGTCAATGATCTTGATTCTCCTATAACGGTGGATCAGCCAACTTATGGAAGTAAGATTGTTTTCGTCGATGCGGAAGATGGTAACATTACAATTCAATTTAATGCGATCGCCACATATCCTGGTGGATTTAAAGTTCAGTTTGTTCGTACAGATACATCGGGTAACACGGTTACGATATTACCAGATGGTGCCGAGACGATTGACGGTGCGCCGAACTGGCTGCTTCCTTCAGGGATTGCAGTTATTTTTAGCCCTAGCGCTACAGTGGCCACTGACTGGACGAAGAAGTTCATCGGTGTGACTAACGGTGGAGGCTCCCTACCTGCTTCAGGAAACGCAGGGGACTACTTGGCAAATGACGGCTCTGAAGCCTTGTGGGAGTCAGGGGTTTTTGCGGGTTTCTCTGCTCGATATTCAGCGACTCTTAATTTGACTTCAATCCGTAACGCTCTCTTATACATTTTCCAATTCTCTTATTTGGGTCCTTTAGTTTCTTTGGCAGCTTCAGGTTCTGGAACTGTTCGTGAAAAGGGTGCTTCTGTCGCCTCTACTACACTGACTGCTACAACAACTCGTCGCTCAGACAACATCGCCAGAGTAGAGTTCTTTAGGGCGGGCGTAGAGATCGCAGAGAATAACCCGGCCAACTTTCCTGGTGGTGGTGCAGAGGTTTACGTGGACTCTGTTCCGTTCTCAGATAACGTCAGCTTCTTTGCGAGGGCCACGGATGACGGCACAAGCGGAGGCCCAACAACTCAGCAATCGAACACTGTGAGCTTTACGTTTGTATATCCATACTATTTTGGCACTGGTTTACCTGGCAGAACAGCGGCTCAAGTTGCTGCGATGACCAAGGATATCCGGGTATCGACGGCATCACTTAACAAAGTGTTCACCACTACACCTGGGCAAGTGTTCTACTTTGCGTACCCTGCTTCTTACGGTGCGCTTACTTCGATCTTGGATGAAAACGGATTTGAAACTTTCAGCGGTTGGACGCTTCGTACCGAGAACATTACTGGACTTGATGCTTCAGCGCAGAGTTACCGCATCTACGAATTTAATAACGTATCGTCGGGCGTGACGACTAACTATACTTTCATAAGGTAATAGCATGGGTATTTCACTAGGCTCCGATTTTACAGTCAGCACTGGTCTCGCCCTCGATGATCGAATTATCGCTGCCAACATTACGGCGAGGGATGCAATTGCCACCTTACGTCGGTATGAGGGCATGCAGTGCTATGTACTTGCCGATCAGAAGAACTACCAGCTTGTAGGTGGAGTCACCAATGGAGACTGGGTGGAGCTTAAGGGTGGTGGAGGTGGGGGTGGAGGCGCGGGTGCTTTTATCTGGACTGCCAACACATTAGCACCAGTTCGTCGAATTTCTGATGGCCTTCGAGTTCTCGACTTTGCCACTGAAGACACGACGTCTATGTTCTCACAGATGATTAGAGTACCTGATGACTACGTTCCGGGGACTCAAATATTTGCGAAAGGTGGGCTCTGTTTTTCGGCTGACACATCCGGCACTTTCCTTCTCCAGGCACAAACAACACTGATACGCACAGGATTTGTGGTTGGCGCTTTCAGCGAAGTCCACGACTCGACAAACGTGGAAATCACTGTTCCTGCAATCTCTCAAGAACTAGCAGAAATCGGGGATGTTGACCTGTGCAGTGCCATTGGTGAGATTGGGTTGGAAGCTGTGGCGCCAGGCGATTTTATACGCATACAGATTTATAGAGATCCAGCAGATGAGACTAACCCGCTAGGAGAAGTTTCATTTGTAGAGGACTCTTTCAGATTAGACTTCGGACTATAGGAGCATCGATGAAAACCTTTTTACTGCTACTGCTTTTATTCTCTACTAACTTGGCGCTCGGGCAGTTTACAGATGCCCAAAAGCAATACCTTACTCAAGGGAATCTTTTAGAGAATCCGGGCTTTGAGAATGGTAAGCGTGGGTGGAGTGGAGGTTCGGCTTTAACTGCAACCGCATTGAACGGTGCGTCCGAGGGGACTCTTGCCGGATGTCAGACAATCACTGCGGCACCTCTATCGTTGGACATATCAACCACGAACAAAGCAGGAGTGCTTAGAGGTCAGGGTGTTTCTTTACTAGACATCTACTCAACATTTGCAGGCGTCCAGCTTTGCTCAGTAATTAACGGAGTCGTGGACGAAAATAGCTGCTCCACTGCCACAACATCTCCTACTGTAAACTGGGATCTTCAACTAGTTTCTCCTTTTGTTTTTGGTTCTACTTCACACGGTCTTCGCGCTAGAACTACCGGCAACGTAACCGGGACTTTCTGTGCAGATGCGGCATTCATAGGTCGTATGCCTGCTACGATGATGCCGCAAATGAGTCAATACCAACTTATCGGAGAGTCCTATTGGGCAAACGCTGGGTGTACCCCGGCCAGAACAAATACTAACTATGGAGCGTTTACAGACGACACGGACTGTACAGGGCCAACAGTTACTCTTTCTAGAAAAGGTACGTGGGCCACGACTGATGCAAACAATTTAGAGCAGACAGTTACAAATCTTCCTGCGGGGGATTTGATCGCTGAGTTCATGGTTCCGGTCTTGAGTGGTGCTGCCGCTGATGGCTATTTGAATATTTTCGACGGGACATCCCAATGTATCGCTGAGTCCATCGTAAGAAGCGAAACAGGCTATAGAATCGCAGTTGTTAAATGTGTCTATCCAAACTTTCAAGGTGGTTCCAAGACTTTTGAGCTTTATGGCAAATCAAGCTCAGGCTCATTAACAATCGCAGGCTCGGCGACAGGTACGGGTAACGCCTTCTTTAGGCTTTGGTATTCACCGCCCCCTCAGACTATCTACTCTAAGCAAAGTATCGCTAATGGCTGGACAAACTTTACGCCTACGGGTTCTTGGGTTACTAATACAACCTACACAGGTAAGTATCGAATCAATAACGGCATGGCAGAGATTCAGTATCAGTGGAACACTTCTGGTGCTCCGACTTCAGCGTCTCTTACGCTTAACCTTCCAAACTCGTGGGTTATAGATACAAGCAAGTTAACGTCCGGGACTAACTATACAGCACTACCGACAGAGCAGTGTATCTTGAGAGATGCCGCTCCTGCAGCTTTTAACTGTTATGCAGGCTACTCTTCGACTACCGCGATTGTCGTCATTGTAAACGAAGCGGGGGGAACATATGTAACTGCTAACGGTGTGGTTACTCAGGCGGTGCCAATGACGTGGGCGTCAGGTGACTATGGAGTAATCACAGTCTCCTTGCCTATCGTTGGCATTTCTGAATCAATGATCACAGGAACCTTTGCAGAGATGATGAGGGTGCCAAACGTAGATAAGCCCAAGACTTGTTACTATGCCTTTGGTGGAGCGAGTGCGACATTAGCAGCGCCTACAGAATGCACCACGGGAACATGTGTAGAGGTTTATGATTCTTGTGGGGTTTTTTCGCCGCCCACTAGGTCAGGGGCAGGGGTTTACACAGACATGGTTTTGGCGAGTGGAACATTCTCAAACTCATCCTTTCTTGACTGTAAGTGTGAGGCTTATGATACCACGGTTGATACGGCAAAGCTTTGCAGGTTTTACCTTGCTGCGGGCGACAGTACATGGTCAACAAATTCAAGTGGTGGGGCAACTTTAAATCTTGCAACAAGTGATGCTGCTTCCTCGGATGCGTATGTGAAGCTTAAATGTGAAGGCCTAGCGCCATGACACCACTTAACACTATTAAAGAGAAATTGGAGAGTTTTAAATCTAAATTCAATCCTCTTGCAATGGTGTTACGTTGGATGTGGAACGGAGTCAAATGGGGTGGTCTGGTATTAACGACGATCTACGCGGGCATACGATACCTTCAGTGGGAGATGCGCGCTATAGCCATAGATGTTGTGGCCCCACAAATCAAGAATGTAGAGTCTAAGCATGACACAGCCATGAAGTATATGGAGTACCATTTCAACAGTGTAGATAAGAAAGTTGATCGGATGGATGGGAAAATTGACAGGCTTCTAGAGCGGAAATAAACTTAAGGCTAACCAATCCCTAGGAGGGAATCATGTCTGTAGAACTAAAGAAAGTTGAAGTTGAAGTAACTAAAGAATCATTCGAAGTGTTCGAAGCACTCGAGCATTTGGTCAGCGAGATCCTTGCCAAGAAGCCAATCGTTGAGATTGCAGGTTCATCACTTCCTAAGTTGATGGTAGCTGTTGATGGCGCTCAGAAGATCAGCGATGAAGTGAAGCACGAAGCATTCTATGAGACTGCTGCACTCGGCGGTGCGAAGATTGCTAAGTCAATCATCAACTCGAAGAAAGAAGAGTAGTCATGGATTTCAAACTTGCGCTCTCTGTTTTGGAGCAAGGATTAAAACTCTGGAATACCAAAGAGGGGCGCAAGTACCTTGACCGTGTGATCAAATTAAAGAAGGAATGGTATGAGGAATTCAATCGCAGTGACCGCTCTCAGCTTGCTCTTGACAATATCAGTCGGGAGCTGCGCATCATCGCCGAAACCTTTGCCAATAACCTTGGACAGAATGGACACTCTGATTCCTGATTGGGACGAGTCAGGAAAGCTGATAGGATTCACCTACCCTTACCGTCGATGCGCTAGTACCTTCCTTGGTATTTGCCGCCGTTGGGAGCCTGTCGAGGTTAAGATTAGTGGTGAGGACGTAGAGGCCCAAGCACAGCTTAAAGGTGGTGATTGGGTACTAGTGCGAAGGCAGAAGCCTTAAATTCTTGCACTGATTATTTATTCCAAGTATCCTCTATCAAAGAGGTGATTCATGTCTTTTAGAACCGACGATGTTGTCCTGCTCACTAATTCCAGTATGGGGGCCGACTTTGAAGCTCCTCCCATCAACGTGGCGGCTTACATAGGCATAAGCGTTCAGGCCATATATACAGGATCACCTACTGGAACGCTTGTTATTCAAGCGTCGGGTGCCGTCACCAACAGGCCCGGAGATATTGATTCATCTTCTTGGGTTGACATTGGCAACGACCCTGTAACCGCCGCAGGATCAAGCCTGTTTAATATTCGGACACCTTTTTATAAGTGGGTGAGAATTGTCTATCGAAGAACGTCAGGAACAGGGACAGTCACTTCGATCACTGCTAACTTGAGGTTTACATGAGCTTTGTCCAGATACCTTCGGAGGGCAGTGCTGGCAGCGTCACTTCAGTAAACGGCCAGACAGGCGACGTAGTTTTGACCAAAGTGAACATTGGCCTCAGTAATGTTGACAACACCAGCGATGCCAATAAACCTGTAAGTGCCCTTCAACAAGCGGCACTTGATTTAAAAGTAAATAAGGCCGGAGACACAATGACAGGTGCGCTTACCACGATTGCTCCGACTGCTAATGGTCACGCGGCAAACAAAAGTTACGTGGACACGGAATCTTTTATTAACGCTTTAATCTTTGGATAAGCTATGAAACAGATAATCGACTTCTCTCCCGTCTTTGTTCCTGCGGCCAGAACGCTAAACTTTTCTACTATGGAAGGGTTTTCGTTGCCTAAGTTGATGGCGGTTATCAACATGACTCGCGGTCAAGTGATCTATGCCACAGGCAAGTCGGGGCTTGGCTTTACTTCATTCACAAATAATATTTTAACTCTTGAGTTTGATACTTCTACGCAGTCTTCGGGCGATGTTCTTCAAGTATTGTATGACATAGGCAAGTCATCACTGCCATCTCAAAATGATGAGTATGTACCAATCCGCCCGCTGCCGCTAAAAAAATGGCGCACAACTTTTGCGAGCGTAATTGCCTCGGGTGTTAACTCAGAATTTTTTACACTCTTACAAACTGGTGCGGGACAGGCAGTTTCGCAGTCAGCGGGAAATTTAGTTATTACCTCAGGCACGACCGCTAATGCTGAGACCGTAATTAGATCGAACGAAGTATTCTCTGATTCTCTTATTATGCGCTGGAAGACAATTCTCTCTCAGCGAATTGCAAACCAAAACTTTTTTGTCGAGCTGGTTGATGTCATCGGAGACGGTCTGGCGCTGACAGTAAACTCTGCCACGTCGATTACTGTGACAATTCCGAATAATACTTTCACATCTCAAAACGTCGGGCAGTCAATATATGTCGGCATTATTTCCGGCGTAGCGGGTGCAATCCCTGGAAGGTATGCAATTGCATCGGTTTCGGGTAATAACGTAACCTTTACCGTAGCGGGATGGCCTGCATCTGGTTCGGGCACAGTTTCACTTTTCGGATGGAACTACTACCAAGCGCGCTACCAAGGCACTACCGCGACCAGCGTTGATTTCGATGCTCAGAGGCGTGGGTGGAACTCAGGATTTACGACGGCCACAATCAACACAACGGCCTCCCCTGGACACGCTGGAATAATTCAATCAGAAGACGGCACAACGACATTGATGGATCAACTTGTGGCTTCGGCCACAGGTACGCAGGCCGTGACAAGGGCTTCACGCGTGGAGAATATTCCTGCGCAAGAGACAGATTTGAGACTTCAGATTAGGGTGCTCAACGGATCGACTGCGCCAGCGTCAACTACAACCTGGACAATTGGCTTTGTTTCGATTGAGAACTATGTCCCTCAGTCGGTTTCAATTCATAATATCAAGCCGCAGTCCCTAAACACTCCGATGCCTACTGTCTTTGCCTCAGCACAACCTGTTACTCAGTCGGGCACGTGGAACGTGAACGCAGTCAGTGCAATTAACGCAACTGTGGCAGACGTTGGCTCGGCGGCACTAACTACAACTACAACTACGGCAACAACTACACCGACTGGTGGCTTGTCGTATCAGGTGAATATTCCGGTGACTGCCGTGAGCGGAACAAACCCAACACTCGATGTTTCTATTGAGGAGTCAGACGACAACGGAACCAACTGGTTCAAGGTATACGACTTCCCTCGCATTACTGCTGTGGGTATGTATCGTAGTCCGATAATCAGAATGGAAGGGACGCGCATAAGATATGTTCAGACTGTAGGGGGTACTACGCCGTCGTTTACTCGCGCCATTAACCGTATTCAACTATCGAATCCAGCAAGTAAAATTGTTCAGCTAATTAATAGAACAATAGTTCCGAATACACTCAGCTCAACTTCACCAGCACTATTAGTGGAGGGTTGCCAGGACTTCAACATCTTCATTCGCTGTACTGCTCAAACAACGCCCGCAACAATTACACTTCAGTTCTCGGACGATAACGTAAACTGGCACACAACCGGCAACACCTTAACAACTTCGGTAGGCATTGCTCATACTAAGGTTGCTAACGAGCAATGGAAATTTGCGCGGGCTATTGTTTCCGCGGCGGGAACAGGAATCACTCTTGCAGAACTAACTCTTAAGGCGGTGGGTAAATGAAAACAGGTGAATGCTACTACCTAGATGAGGATGGCAACCTTTGTATTGCGGTATCGTATTGCAATTCAGAAGGCGAGACCAGCACAAGAACTGCTCCCGCTGATCAGGCAGATATTCTAAGGAACCTAGAGGCTGAGGGCCTGGATGAAAAATTTGCTTCGTTCGTGGACAGTCAGATTAAACCAGAAGATGTGGATCAGATTTCGTGGCTGATGGTGGTGTGGCTACGGTTCTTGGCCTTCATAGGAATTAAGTAATGACCACCCTTCGACGGATTAAAACTATCGTTCTACATTGCAGCGACTCCGACGTTGAAGCCCACGATAACATCGAAGTGATTCGCCAATGGCATCTCGCTCGGGGGTTTGCTGATGTAGGCTATCATTACTTCATCACCCGCAAAGGGCTAGTAATGTCTGGCCGTCCAGAACATCAAGTGGGTGCACATGTTGAAATGCACAATGCCTATACTCTCGGTATTTGTTTTTCTGGGCGAACATTTAAAAATTTTGATTCCCCTCAGTTCGAAGCAGGTCGAAGACTCGTCGAGAAACTGCTCAAGAAATACCACTTAACCTGGAATGATGTTAAGCTTCACCGAGAGTTTAACAAAGGTAAGTCCTGCCCGAACTTTACGCTCGATCAGTTTAGAAAATTGCCCTGACTCAATTGACCTACGGGCCATAGGTTAAGGAGACTCCTGGCCGGCTTCAGGACTGCATTCAGTCTAGCAGAAATGACACCATTGCTCGGCAACCCCTGCAAGAACCAGTCTTGTGGTTGGTATGAGTTTTTAGTGTAAATCAATTCACTTTTCTTGTATCAATAGAAAGCTTATGTTAGTTTTTATCTGACCACATGGAGCAAGTATCTGTTCCGATTCCCTCAGATCAACAGAGAAACTTCATGCGGTCGCCATCAGATAAAACTCTCAATCCCTTGACTAGACTCAAACATCGAAGTATCGAAGGGCTTTTTCCATACAATACCTCGGGGGTCGTCGATTTCTATGCAGCCTGCCAATCGAAGCGAATGCTCAATCCTTTCCACACTTTGATTATCAAGGCCTGACTTCATAAAGCCTCTACTAGAGAGCTCAGTGTAAATCTCAGAGATCGTCCAGCCTGCGCCAAATCTGTGCGCCATATCTTTTATCGGGCCCACCAAAGGCTCCTGAGTCACACGCAATCCAGTCTCTGCCTCAAGCATGTCGCTCGGTACATGCCACCACTCCACCCCGTTCTTAAACAAATGTACGGCCTCAGCATACAACTGATCGCGGTCGCTCTTAACCGCAGCAAGATCCACACGCTTCGAGTTAGGTATTCTTATGGGCCAGAAACGCCGCAGTCCCGCAGCTTTAGAAAGATAACGAGAAGAGTTCGTCGTCCCTACAAATATGAACCCCCTCATATTCTTCATGGCTTTCTTGGCAAACAAGGCACGAATAGTATCACAGCGGTTAGAGAGAAACGCCTTAACCTTTTCGGCAGGCTGATGCAGTATTCCCATAAGCTCAGGAAGCTCGGTAATCACCGATTGGTGCATCTGTCGAAGTATGTCCAGGTTCTCCAATCCATCACGGCTATCCGGCGCGTAGGCGTATTCACCTGCAATAGCTTCAATCAACGACGATTTATTAATTCCTTCTTGCCCTTCAAGCACCACCATGCTGTCCACCTTACTACCAGGTCTGACGCCACGAGCAGCAAGGCTCACCCAAAAGTTCTTAGACACGATGCGCACATATTCTTTATCTGTGACACCGCAGTACCGAGTAAAGAAGTTTTCCACTCGAGGTACGCCATCCCATGTTAGCCCTAGGAGATACTGCTTATGAGGGTCTACTTGCCTTCTAGACATGAGGATATCAAGTCCATGGGCAATCAAACCTTTCTTAAGCTTCTGCAATCCTAGACCTTCGTGAGGGCTCTGGATCATAGGTATAAGCTTATTCACAATATCAACGTCCGAAGAGGGATGACCTTTGAATATGTAGAGGTCTTGTCTAACATCGTGGTAAAGATCCTTCACATCAAAAATAGCTGCGATTAGATCAGCCGCATTGTTCTCTGATGGATAGACCTGCACCATGCCTGACTTATCAAAGGTTAGCTGAACACCGGAGCGATCAAGAATTTCTTGAACAGTGAAAGGTGTTTCGGCTGAGACAGTCTTGTGCATTTGCATGTGCTGCTGACATAGGTTCAGTAAAGTTCCAGGGCCTACGCCACCTTGGGCACTTGCTTTCTCTACGATGTCTCGAGCTTTGTGCTCATCGCCTGGCTGATAAGATTTGCCCATAGTCCAAAGATCGATGAACTCATTAAGCACATCATAATCTTCGATTCCTGCTTTCATAGCGAACAAACCGTCCCGCCACTCAGAGTAACTCAGCGTTGCGTTTTGTTTCATCCACTCAAGCTTTCCTCTCAGGTCTTCGATCTGCTTAGGAGTAAATGGTCGGTGCATCTCTGGAATAGTCAGACCATCGAAAGTCTTCATCGGACGATCGTTAATGAGATCGGCGATGTAATCAAGAAGAGAGCGTGGTGCATCTATAATATCGGCGAGGGTTCCGTACTCGATGTCATACCCTGGTGAAGGAGGAGCACCTACCCATCCGTTATATTTTATATCGACTCCAGGAGCGAGCTGACTTGGAGGCGTGAAGGTGTCAGGGTTAATCCATTCGGGAAGTCGGTAATAGAAATGGTAGCCTCCAGACGGGGAGCGCACTGTGTAGGTAGGGGTTAGAAGGTTCTTCTCTTTGAGAAAAGCTTTCCACCATTCGCGTCCGTCTTGCTGATGTGATGGCCCTGCAACATCAATGTCGATGATCAGAAGTCCGTTCTGCCTGGCAGGAATACCGATACACTCGATGTTTCGAGACACAAGTTCTCTGTAGGAGAAGGTGTTTACGTCTGTTCCTGAATAGTCGTGAGAAACTTTTGTCCCTCTAATAAAACGAATTGCTTGTAAGTCTTTCACTGGTGTCACCCGTGGTTAAAGTTAAATTAAATCGTCGATGCAGGCAGTTTGTTCCACTAGATGGAGAAGCTTTTTGTTTCCGCTCTCCTCTACAAACACGACTTCGTCAGGCTCCAGGTATTCCACTTCAATCACCTTTTTCCCAGATAGGGATGTCTTGATATGCTGCTGAGTCGCAGCGACTTCCCATCTAGAAGAGAGGCCGTACACCACCTCAAGGAGGGTGACAAAATCCCGAAATGGGAGTACGGCCATGGTCTCCATCCTGTTACCTTTAGTAACAAGAACAGGAATATCTGTTTCGTTTTGTTTATGAACTTCTCTAATCGTTCCAATCGAACAATAGTTCTGATGGTTCTTAAGCTGGAATAAGAAGCGATCAGTACCATCGAGGTCAGCTCCGATTACTCTGGATGCTTGATACTCGAGGTGTCTGGCTGCTTCAGGAAAGATATGCCCTATTAGATTTGCTACCTCTCTTTCGAATGTTTTACCTTTCTTCGCTCCATTAATCTTTTTCTTAGGCTTCTCTGCCTTCTCCTCAGATGAGGTCGTCGATTTCTTGCGTGTCATGTGATCCCTCATAGTTCAATGCGTATTCTGCGATAGTGGAAACTTCCAGTTTCAGTGCGTCAGCAAGAGCGACGATTTGATGGAACATGAATCCATCGCCGTTCATCATTCTTTTAATCGTCGTGTACTGAAGACCGGAGGCCCTCTTTATCGCCGGAATAGTTAGTTTGCGTTCCTTCATTGTTTGGGTCAAGAGCTTACCCACCGCAAAATAAAATTTATCTTTATGCTTTTCCATAATTCTCCTTACTTAAGATAGCGAACACCGCATTCAAGTCCAGCACTGATCTGCATATCTTTGCACCAAGACGGGTTAATACACATGATTCTTTCAAACTCTTCCTTGCGTCCAGGCTCTGCCTGTGCCCATAGTTCATCGTGGATAGTTCCGGTAACGTCGAATCCTGCTTGTTCTAATCTCCACATGGCAGGAACCATAATGTCTCTGGCAGTGCAGGACGTGACGTGCTCGGTGAGTAATCCACCGTAAACTTTCTTAGCCTCGAATCTTCCTTGCTCGTTGTCCATATAGATCATAACCTCGCGGGTAACTGGACGACCGTTACGAACGATAGGCTGACCGGCGAACTCACCTTCTTTGTAGAGCACTGGTTCTTCTTTAAGGTGAGCGTAGTGGTAGTACAGGTGATTGCCTGAAGGCAGTCTAATCTGCACACCTTTCCATGGGTGTTGCATCGGAGTGACGTGAATCTTTCCATTACACAACATGCTTGAGTGTCCCATGATAGCTTTCTTAAATGCGCTTTCAAGATCACCCCATAGTGCCACGATCTCGTGGTTCACTCGGCGGTAAGTATCTATTGATATTTTTGCCATCTCTTCAGTGATGACCATGGCTTCTTTTTTGTAAACGTCTGCCTTAAATTTTGGTGGCCCCATGCCGTACCCTGCTCCTAGCGCAGCAGCTTTACCTAACTGGCGTTCTTCGCTGTCCTTTGATATTTCCGATACAGGTTTACTAAAGATCGCAGCGGCCATCTCTTCATACCACTTCGGCGGTATTGGGCCCTTGCCGACCAGCCAGTACAGCACAGTCGGTTCGATCTTAGAGAAGTCACCGCAAATAAATTCTTTACCTGGATCGGCAAGCCATATACGTCGAAGGTGATTCTTTACAAAGCCGATAGGGTCTTTAAGTCCTAGGTTCTTTCTGCGTCTGAACTCGGTTGCAAGATCGATGACGTTTAAATCTTTGATGATAGGGTCATAAGGTTTCTGATCAGGTCGGGGGAAGTTTTGAATCTGAATGCCACGTCCTGCCCAACGTCGAGTTTGCGCATGTCCGTAGGCGTAGAGTCCGAATATCTTTCCATTATAAGCTTCTCTAATAGCGACTTGCACCTTAGCAATCGAGGTGGATCCTGCCAGCTCTTTCAACTCCAGTGCACGTCTAGCATGAGGAGGAACTTGGCGATCTTCTGCCATCATGTCTCGGATAGTATCTGCCTGCATGTTATCAATCCATGGCCAGAACTGTCTGAACCATGGCAGGCATTTAACCGGAGAGTTTATCTGTGCCTGCCCACAAGTCCAATGCTCAAACTCTGCCGTTAGGGCAGGCATTGTTTCTTGGATGATGGCATCCATCTCTCTCACCAATTCCATGTCTACACGTACGCCGCGACAGTTACGTCTAAACGTCCACTCCCATGCCCATCGCTCGTTAGCTGGAAGCTTAGGTATCATGTAGTAAATATCACGAAGTAGGCGAGTATCGGTCACACCGTAATTAATAAACGAAGTCATCTCTTCAGGCGTGAGCTCTACGAATTGTCCTGTCTTAGCGTTTGGTGCGCACTGCTTAAGCATCAAGCGCCGACCTTCTTTATCTTTTGAGTAAGGCAGTCGGAGCATTGCTGCCGCAGCGTCGAGTCCTGCACCTACACGGAAGTAAGATGTCAGTGCCATGTTGTCTTCAAGGTTCTGAATCTCAGGGCGCTTGAACACATGATGAGCAGGCAATAGCTTAGAGAACACCATCGTCCAGATTAAGTAATCGAAAAAGATGTTATGGGCAATCATTCTATACTTGTGCGGATTGACCATAACATCGATTAGGTCAGCAGGTATCGGGTCGCCACGCTTCCAAACTTTAATAGAACCTGAGCGACCGAAAGCATACGTGAGTAACGTAGCTTCAGTGCTCGGGTGAGTCGCATAGTTCACCGTGCCAACTTTCTTTATGTCAGCACGGCTACGCGTTTCGAAATCTATAAACGTGTCGATCAGGTTCATTTAGTATGCGCTTTCCGGTGTGATAGGTAATACGTTATCAAGCAGCACTTGATTGTCAGGGTTTTCCTGTCCTGCGATTGCCTGATCTTTCTTTCTCGCCTGACGTTCAGTCAACCAGCCATGAGCGTTCTCAAGATCGATGATGGCGTTACGAACTTCAACACACCAATGCTTTTCTTGGAATGCTTGAAGACCTTCGATCATAGAGCGAATAGTAGTTAGTGGTTCGATCAAAGTTTCTGCTTTGAAAACAATAGCAATCGGAGCGGCATTGTCTTCTGTCTTGCGAGTAGCTTCGGCAAGTTCTTTCTCTGTCATCTCTTCAGTCTTAAGATCAAAGTCTTTGTAGCCTCCGTACTCTTGGAACTTAGCGTGGATGATAGGCTTGGCAATATCTTTAATCTCTTCAAATTGTGCCTTGAAATTCTCACTGTCGCCTTTAGCCGCCCCCCAAGCAAGAACGCCTCGAGCGTATTCTGTCTCTGTGATCTCTTCAAGCTTAGCTTCGGTGATGAATGTGCTTATAGATTCTGTTGGGCCCTCTAAAGCAGCAGTCTCTTGATGCGCAAACGATGTGATCTTCGGAGTCACGCGAAGACAGCGCAACACTTGACCATCATGACTTCTGTAAAACTTTCCTTCTTCGATCTGCATGGTATCTCCTATTTCTTCCAAGGTTTAAATTGTTTGATGTAAAGGTCTGCGCATATTTTCCCTAGCGCATAAGGGTATGAGTACGGACGATAGATGTCGTGATTAGAGGCATGACGAAAGCCACGCTTGTGCCCTCCAAACTCATGACAAAAGTTCTGTGCAATTAAATGGTCGTGCCTAAAGTTTGAGTGAGACTTGTTGAGCTTGATCCACTTCACGTTCGCGTAGGTATACCCGACCGTCGAGCGCCACGAGCTGTAACCTTCGTAGTCCATGTCCCAGTCGGAGCGCATAGTGATTGCCCAAGCATCACGCCAGGTAAGTTTCAAAGGTTCATTAATATCCCAGAAAGCTACCGGCTCTTTCTTATATGGCACAACCACATGAGCACTAAGAAGATCAGTGATCTCTGAACTATTAATAATCTTCTCTACGTTAGCTGCGATGTGAGTAAGTCGCTGAATCTCAAGAGAACTAAAGCCTGACAGTCTGACAAAGCTCACCTTGCGGTGAACGCCAAAAGAACTCTTAACAAACTCGATAAAACTCGGAGGTGCTGGAGCGTCTAGGTTGGAGGCAGGAGAAACTTCTTGAGATACGGCATCGAGGGCGAAACTCATTAAGAGAGCACTAAGAATAAACATATTAAAAAGTTTCATAAATCCTCCGTGAAAAGAGAGCGGGGCTTTCACCCCGCGCACCTATTAAATAAAGCTATTCTCTTTTGGAGCTGCGTGATCCTTGAGCGCCATTAAGAAACGTGTGATCTGATCGTTCTCAAGCTTGCTGACAGGGACACCTTGAGGCAATCCTAGCTGAGCAAAGATACCAGAGAAGACTGCTTTGAGCTGATCGTCGTTAGTACCTTTAGCTTTCAATCCTGCTACGATTGCTTTGATTTCTTCAACCATGATCGCGCTATCTTGTGCTGCAGGCTGAGCGACTACTGGAGTCTTCTCAACTACAACTTCAGAAGCTTTGACTTCTGCCTTTGGCACGAATGGTGCTTCAGGAGCAGCGGCAGTCAAAGGAGCTGGAGCTTCCTTCTCTTTCTTTGCCTTAGCTTTTGTAGTAGGAGCTGCTTGCTCTACAGTCGCAGCGGCAGGAACGCCACCTTGAATGCCATTCACAAAGTCGGCGAGTTCTTTAATCGTTTCAAATTCTGCTGAAAACTTATACATCTGATATCTCCTTAAATAAATGAAGGGCCATTGCTGCCCGAGTTGTTACCTGAATTGCCAAACGGATCATTGCTTGGAGTGTTCGTGACCGGCACGTTCATGCCCATGTCTTGCATGAAAGATCCAAACGCTCTGTTCGGGTCAAAGCTTCCTGCACCTTGAACTTTCTCGCCACCTTCAAGAAGCAATACGCCATTGATGTTCGTCGATAGGCCATGCTTCTGCGACTTAATACGGTAGAAAGAAATGTTCACGACCGCGTTGCGTCCTGAGTAAACTTCAGCTTGGTCAGCTTCAGTCAAAAGCACCATTCCCATAGGGCCCTGCTTATAGACTTGAGGAGGAACGTCTTTACCTGAAGCAGCGTTAACCCAGTAATGACCTTTCAAATACTCTGCGTTTGGGCGACCGTCTTGACGAATGTACGTCTCATACTTCTTCAAGGGATTAACCCAGTTCTGAATCGGGAAGCCAGGATAGAACGTGTCGTAAACTTGCTTAATGAATGCACCAAGACGTGCAATTTCCTGTGCGTTGTCTTCAGGCTTAAAGATTGCCTGCACGTTAAAGTTAACGCGAGTTCCTTCTTTGTTAGGCATAGGCTTAAGCAATGCCGGATGCAAGATGCGACCTTTAAGGGTAAACACATGCTTGCGGAAAAATTCTTTCTCTTGATCAGGTGTCATACGATCTCCTTCGATGTTGACAAGTTTCCATAATGCGCGAGATTGCCCATTACTTCTAACGCCTTAGCGTCTAATATTTTCACTTCTTTTTTAATAGTTCTTTGAGTCACAGTATCCAGTGCACCCTTGCCGACTTCTTTCTCAATGTCGCCAATGGTACGAATTGTTTTCTTCTCCGGAATAATTCTCCAAGGATCAAGCTTTGGATATTTCTGCTTCAAGACCTCAGCGATCTGATCATCTGGTGCTTTACCAAAAGTTCTATTGCCGATCTTCTCTACAAGTTGCAGTCCTGCGATAGCTTCGCCTTGCTCTAAGCGGTATTGAAACTCTTCAACTGCCGAATCACGAATAGATTCGAGGAGTGGCATGAGAGAGATGATCTTCATCATCGCCTCATCACGCTTAGGATTAGCGACTCCGAGTTTCTCAACTGGAGCGTTCATATCGGAGAGGTATTTCTCAAAGTTCTCTTTGGCCGCATTAACCGGCAAGATCATCTGAGTCGGGCACTTCTTCATCAGGTCTTTAGTTCTTTTAGCAGGACACCAGAAGCAATGACCTCCGTCTTTTGGTTCAAGGTTGGGCTGCTCTGTTGCGATAATGGCGCTCCAGATTTCTCCAAGGAACTGATGTATCTGTGCTGCAGGATAGAAATGTGTCTTTGGTGTTGGGTCGGTTCGAGGTTGTACTACCACAGAATATACTCCGTAACCTTCAGGGAGGTTGTCTAAATGGCGAAGGACTCCTGCGGCATAGACTCTGAGTTGCAAAGCATCTGCCTGTACGTTCTTTCCTCTGCCATGTTTATAATCGATGATCACCGCGGCCTTAGTTCCGACGATCACACAGTCACCAGTACCGAAGCATCCTTTCTCAGGGAATACTGGCACACCTTTCTCAAGGCCATACCAAAGCACATCGCCAATAGCTTCCTTGTTATTAAGCCATGAAGACACACAGTCCACGTAGGTCTGAGCACAGTCATACATCTCAGGGACATCTCCAGGATGCGTCGATTCCCATGCCATTAGTTGAGCTTGAAGCTCGACCGGCATGTCGATCATGAAATGTTCGTGGTCGAACATCGCTTCGCATACTGAGTGGGCAAGAGTTCCTTGCTCCGAGTATTCGGACTTCTCTTCAGGAATACCTTCGGAGAGTTGGATGCTCGCTGGACAAGCCATCCATCGGTCTGCAGCAGAAGGTGAAAACTTACTGTGATCCGACGGGCGTACAAAGCCTGTAAGCTGTGGATGAATTTTAATTGTCATGAAAAGTCCCTCAGTTAAAAGATTAACAGGTTAAATCAGATCGTCAATACTAAAAGTTTCTTTAGGCAAAGTTTGCTTTATTTCTTGGGTAAGCAGTAGATTTTCTACAGTGTTAGTGGCTTCTTCTTTCGTGCGAACCAATCGAAGGATGCGCTGATCGCACTCACCGCTCGTTAAGAAATAGTGCATCGTAGCGTTCTTCTGTCCTTGGCGATAGATACGTGCCATCGCTTGCTTCAACTTTCCATCTGTCCATGGGTAGCCTAGGTATAACGCTTTGCTAGCGTTCTGTAGGTTCAATGATTCAGATCCACACTGATAGCTTAGTGCTAGCACCCTGAACTTCGAGTTCTGAAACTCAGTCAAATGGCGTGTTCTTTCGCCGGTAGACAGCTCTCCGATGATGAGCTTGACGTGATTAGGGAAGGCATCCTGAAGTGCTCTCAAGGCGAATACGTGCGTGGCAAAGACGACTAATTGTTCTTGAGTTCCTTCCAAAAAGTCCTTGACCCACTCGATCATGTGCGGAGTCTTAGCGCGGCTGAGTCTTTCTAATAGCGCCATGTACGCTTCTGGCTGCTCAAGGCTAGCGTTTGCCAGGAGTTTATCGTCCGGTAATCCAAGATCCACCATGACTTCTTGTTTCTCTGGCAGATCAATACAGTCTTCGACTCGTTTGAAGTGAGTGATAGGGCCTATTAATTGTGCGAACTGTTCGGAGTTATCCACTCCTTGGAAGGTCTTAGCGACTCCACGTCTTTGATTCTCAGGACTTTTGTTCTTTCCAATCTTCCAGGTCTTTACTTCGACTCTCGTGTATGTGTTGCGCCACAGATCAAACTTAACCTCGTCGAGTAACCTGTCCGCTGCTGTTGTTACGTTTGGGGCAGTCGCTATTGCCCATGTAGAATAGATTTCTGCAGCGTTATTAGGCATTGGAGTACCTGTGAGAAACAACATGCGCCCATGCTCAAACTTTCCTGACATCTTACCCATGCGTCTTAGGAACTCGGAGAGTCCTTTGACTCTATTGGTACTTGGTGATTTAAGATAGTGAGACTCGTCGAAGGCAATCATGCGAGCGTCGATGTAGTCAACCATGCGGATCGCTTTGTTCATCTGCGAGTAGGGAAACAGAATCATGTCACGATAAAGACTCGGAGTGAACTTGCGGCACTCAGCTCTCCAGGTAGGTAGTGCTGATTTAGGACAGAAGACAACAAACTTTGGGGTCTTTACGCCTAGCTTTTTTAGACGGCCTATGTGTTCTTCAGCAAGCCAGAGTGCAAGACTCGACTTACCTAGTCCCATGCCGTGCCATATAAGGCTGCCCATAAATTGACTAGCACGATGGAAATCCATTCCTTCGATTTGGTGCGCTCTTGGTGTGTACATTATATCAAGTCCTCAATGACTGTGTTTTGTTCTACGGTTTTTTCGATCTCTCTAAGTTCCTTTCCTGATTCCGTTCGGTCAAGTGTTTCCGCTTGGGACATGATGAACTCGGCGCTATCTATCAGCTCATCGGCAGTAGAGTGCATTATGTTTTTAGGCAGATACCAAACCCTTCCGGTCGTGCTGATGTCTGAGCTACACATTTTCTTTCGCTCCACGCCATTCTTAAACCCACCGCATCGAAGCAGAAGACTAAGGTGTCTTCGATACGTTTTAAGGTTGCTCTCTTTCGTCACATCTCTTAGTGCCATGTTGTCTGCGGCAATTTGAAGAAGAAGCCCTTCGCTGGAAAACCCACCGCTAAAAGCAAACGCCTTAGAAAATATGCTTGCTCTGAAAGTCCACAGTGAAGTGCAAGATAAAGCAAGTAGTCTGTCCAAGGTTATAGGTACGCCATATACATCAACGGATTTCTTCTTTCTTTTTACTACCAGGTTCAAATGCCTTTTAATTATCTTCTGCATGTCGTACGTGGTGGACTCATCGAGTGCAATGTTTTTCAAAACCATTTTTGCCTGATAGAAATCGGAGGCTTCTAAGGTTCTGAGCATCTCCTGACGTTGGGCCGCTTTCTCGCTCATCATGTGAACATCGCTAAGCTTTTTAAAGATCATATCAAGTCCTCGATTGTTTCGACCGTCGCAGGTACCGTATCGGCGAGTTTAATTTCTTTCTTGATCTCTTTGCCTTGAACCTTTAAAACTTCTCTTAAATGGATCAGCTCAGCAGTCCAGTAGATCACGCCTGCATAGTGCGCGTTGTAGAGTTCTGCGTATCGAGTGTAGTCGGTCTCTTTACTCGCTCGTTTGCTGGCGTACTCTTCTGCTTTCTCTTCGGCGAATCTTTGTGAGTCTTTCATTTGTCGCGCCCAACAAAGCCAAGATTCTTGCCGCAATCTCGACAAATCTCGTCAAGGCTCAGTCCGTTTTCGTAGGTTCTTTTGTGGCTACAAACCGCCGCCTTGATAGTTTTAAAAAACCAAGTACCGATGAGGATGCTTAGTAATAAAGCTAATATTGTTCCAGTAATTATGTCTCCAATGGAATAGATAAACATAAAACCCTCTCCTTTATTCGCCACTATGGGCGGGTGTTATTTACCCTTGCTCACATCTTTTAAGTGTCTCATTATTTTAGCTTTAACATTATTTAAAACAGTGCCCTTTGCTGACTCACACGAATCTTTAAAGATTGAATTAATAACCGTATCTCTTCTTTTAATCATAATGGCTTGCTTAAGATTCAAAGCATATAGGTGCTTCATTTCATCCTCAATCTCTTTAAAGCATTCTTTATAACTCACATTTCCCCCTTAATTAATTCGCCACTATGGGCGGGTGTTAAAATTCACCAATTAACTCTAGTTGATACTCCGTCAAGGCAAAATCATAAGACGTTAACATCTTGCGCCCATTACTCCCTTCTATCGTTGCTAGTATAAAAAGATTTTCGCAAGTAAAAATCATTAAATTATCAAATCTATGGGAGTAAAAAACAAGTTGGGGATTAGTAAAAATATCTCTCACGCTTCCCCCTTAATTAATTCGCTATGCTTGAATAAAAATTCTCTGGCGCGCTCGAACCTATCCTCAAATGCGCCAGTAGAATCGGCTGGTCTAACCATTACTCCGTCTGGCGTGTAGATTCTTTCCCATCGAGCGGCATAAAACTCCGCCATAATTTTGGTATCTTTCACAAAGGCGCGTAGCTTGGTAAGTTCTTCTTCTGCTTCACGAAATCCTGCCTTCATTCCAGCTTGAAAAATAAAATAGTTTGTTCTTGCTGTGCTATCTCCAAGATTATTATACGGGTTTAATTCATGCCTAAAGGGACACTCATTGTCCATGATCGGCATTTCTGCTGTTTCGCTCATTCTTTCTCCTTATTTAAAACTTCTCTTGCTCTCTCGGCTAAATATTCTAGTGTCCAAGCGTCACTATGCATAACTTCAGTTATCTTTGAATTATCCTCGACCATTTCAAGCACTTCGCGTAGCTTGGTGATTTTTTCTTTCGCCGATTCTTCACCAGCTATAAACCCATAAATAAACCCAATATACTCACCACAACCACCTTCAGAGTCCTGAGTCTGTTGATCTAGGTAAGCCTGGCGTGCTCTGTCTTTGACGGTTTCAGGTTTCATGTTGATTCTTTTTTGCTAACGAGTTTTGTGGCGAATGGAAATCTCTCAGTGTAGTCATGTAAAAACTTAATCATTGGGAAAGCTTTTAATAGCTCACCCTCTAGTGCCTTGATTCTTTCTTGTGCCTCATTAAACCATTCTTGATTGTATTGAAGCTTGGATTGTAGTTCGGCTATTTCAGAAGTAAGTATCGCATGATCATCTTTTAAAACATCAAAATGGTGTTTATTTTCCGCAATCTCAGCGCCCATTCCATCCATCGCTTTATGGACACGATTGGTAACTTCTTTTTCAAAGTCTTTGGCGCTGGAAAGGCGAGCCTGTTGATACCCATCTACGAAGGCATTGCAAATATCTTCGGGAACCAGGGATGCGCCCTTCTCTTTGATTTGGTCTACAACGGAAGCATACAATTCAGACATATCTCTTAGGTTCTTGCTGCTCGCCTGACTCAGCATCCATTCTGCGCAGGCTTGCCATGCTTGCTCTGAATAAATATATCCAGCGTGATCATCCTCAAGAAACTTTGCCCACTCCGTGAATCCCTCTTCGATTTTATCTGGTGTCATACGTCCTCGACTTCTAAAGTTTTTGATTCTGTTTTTAGAAGCTTGAGATTAGAGTCAAAAGGCATTGATCTCCATGGTGTTTGAAAAACACGCCCCAGCTCTTGATAAGTGTACCGATAAAGCGTCACAGTCTTCATCTTCTTGGGTTCTTCGTAGAGTGACCAGTCGGATGGGTGATCAAAGTAATCGTGGTAGCGATCACCGTCGACGTCAACAATGAACCCTGCATCCATTTGTAAAAACAAATCTCTCCACTCTTTATGGGTAATCTTTTTCTGGGAAATTAACGCTTCCCAAATTTCTTTCTGTGTTTTAAAGCTCATTGTTCACTCCACTCTTTAATGACTTTCGTCTTCTCCACAACTTCTCTAGTCTGCTGGATCAGGCGTGTCTGTTTCTCACCGTAAGTTATGTACCCACGCTTATCAGCATCGTTCTTGAGACTGACAGCTCCGACTGTACCCATCGCCAAAAATGCAATAATTAAAATTTCCATTAATCCCTCGTTATTAGCTAATTTTAGCAGCTTTAAGCTTTTTAATAGTTGTTACGTATTTATTTTTTGTTTCTGCGTAATGTTGTTCAAGTCTTTGCAGTTTCACTTGAATCTTTTCAATGTCTTGATTGTGAAACTCTTTCATTTTATCTAAAGCTGCTGACTTCTTTCCGAACAAATCAGGCAAACAATTGTTTCTGACTGAATATGTCTGTTCACAACCGCGATCTGATCTGACAGTAAATGTTCTGGCCGTCGATGATTGATTAACGGATATGACCTTATTCTCTATAAGCTTGACTGCCACATCGCCAGACCACGTTTTGATCACTTCTCTGCCTCGCTCGTAGCTGCTTATATCGTTCTTTTTTACTGTGTATATTGTCATCCCTAAAGTGACAGGTGTGCCGTCTGGAAGTGAAACTGGCACATCTTTAATTTTAGTATCTTCGCTCATAAAAACTCCTATTTAGTTGTTTGCACGGCACCTAACACTTGGCGGTGCCATTTTTTAATATGTCTATGTGATTGTTCAATATCCCTCAGATTCTGAGCATCGCAAGCATCCCAAAACTTGTCAACCATGGCGCTCCACTCATTACTATCCTTCACTTCCACTGGTGCCTTTGCATCCACTTCTCTTATGAGTGTTGTTACAACTCGTCGATAGTAGTGGATTGAATTCGCTGTGCCATAGTTCATGGCTGCTCCTCCGAATACTCGTTAATACTTTCAAGGGTTTCCCATCCTACCATGCTGCCGTGAACTTGAAGACTTTTAATGGTTTTTAGTTCCTGGGGAGTTGCAAGTTTTTTCTGATACATCCACCATTCAGACCCGTCATACTCGTGTCTCCACATAGAAGACCCATCCAGGAAAATAATCTTGAGATCAGTTGCAACTTTCTGCGCTCCATAGCCGCTGTCGTATTCAAAATCCGCAAGCTCTTTAAACTCTGGCCATGTGCAGGAGTGCCCTGATTCGATGGAACCTATGAAAGATATATCTTCTGGTGCATGCCCTGAATCTGTTATTGCCCCGATGGTTTCAGCTAAAAAATTCATTTGGTCTCCTGTTTAGTTTTAACCTTACCTGTTAGCAGATCGACGTGCTCTTTGTGCAATCGCTTGCCAAGGGCAAGGATTTTACGCATGTCCTCGATCTCCATTTGGTTGTGATCCGCGAACTTTTCTATGGTCAGGTAGTTGTTGTAATATTCTAAGTACAATTCGCGCAAGTAGCCGTTAGTTTGTCTTAAGCTCATTGGTTTCTCCGATAGTATGATTGAAGAAATTGCTCTTTTTGTGTTTCCTCTAAGTAATGAATCTCATTAGATATCCACTCGCAAAGATCGGCTCCGTTAACTTCATAACCTTTCATTGAATTGATTTCACGCAATCCAGGGAAGTTTCCGACCATTCGTGCAACAAGAGATTCACATAACTTTTTGTATTGCTCTTTTTTGTTACTCATAGCTTCTCCAATGCTTCGATGATGCAGCCTCTATACGACATGTTAGCTGCACGTTTGCCATGAGCTAAAACCATAGCGATATAAAAGATACTGTTAGGTGCTTGGTCTTTTAGTTCTGCGCGTATCTGCGCTTTTGAGCTTCCATCTTTCTGCCACTCTTTGGCATTGTGATACATGCGGTCTATTAGGTCTTCGCGTTCATGTTTTTGATCGAGTACGTACTGACATACCTCTTCGATCATTGCTTTTTTATTCATTTGTTTGAATCTCCTAGTGTTGAAATTAATACACAAAAAGCTGCGACTATTAAGATTTTAAAAATTATTGTGGTGGTTATCATTACTTCACTTCCATTTCTGCTATATGTTTTAGCTCGTCATCAAGTTCTTTCTCTGTCATCGATGCTGTGTTTTTTCTATGCCAGTCCAGCCTCTGCGCCTTGGTGCCGTAATCAACGTCATGAGATAAGCATGGGTTATTCATGCAGTAATCAACGTACTTGGCGCGCTTGGCTTTTAGTTCTTTGCTGAGTTTCATAAAAGTTCCTTCATTAAAATTTGCTGCTGTTTTGGAAATAGTGGAGTGAAAACCATTTCACCGTCTTCATGCGCGTGGTGAATGTTTAACACTGCGTTGATCGTGGTGCGCTTGATACCGGATGCTTCGATTGCCGCCCATGCTTTGCGCTCCCAATCGTTAAGCTCGTCGGGTGATAGCAATTTATGGCCGTCGAATTGTCCTACCTTAACAACTTGGCGCTGTGGCTTTCTTTTGCGTGGCTTAGTTCCGGTGAAACTTATGTATATCGCAGTTATCTGCTTGTTCATGGTTACACCTCCCACTGAAAAGGAAAGGTAAAGCGAATATGATTGTCCCCGAATGGCTCAAATTCTGTGCTAATGAATCCACCTTCTTTTGAGCGAGTCACATAATCGCAGCGGACAGTGATGTCTTTGCATAGCTTTGCGTGCTCTTTGACTGCCTTAGTCGCTAAGCGGATAAGTTCGACGTGCGCTTCATGTTTAAGCTCTCCATCCGCTCCCACGATCTCGGACAACTCCACGCCTTCGATTAACTTAATTGAATGATTCTCGATCTTTCGTGCACGTTTGCGAGTTCCTTTGTAGTTTACTCGCAAGTCATAGCAAGCTTGTTTTGTATCGTTTAGTTCAATTGTTTTCATGGCATGTCCTTTTTTAAATTTGCTTCGATTAAATTTGTTAGTTCTGAAATCAACGATTTTTTCCTGGTGGAAAATCGAAAGACAAAAGAATGATGGATGAAATTGCCGAAAAACTCGACAGCATCGCAGCAGCCATGAGGCGTGATGTGCTTTCCCTCAAACATTGGATGCAATTTATCTTCTTTTAGCAGTCTCTTAAGCTTTTCAAAGTTAAAGTCGCTGTGACAATTTTCGTAGCTATCCAGCTCAAACATAGGTTTCATGCTGTCACCTCATTGTTTTTAGTCGTTTCCTTGATGATGTTTTGAGCGTCGTAGATAGCTTGGGCAGTGTGCTTTCTTACCCACGCTGTAAAGTTTGGGGACCATCTAAAACCACGCGCCTTAATAGCGTCGATTACTTCACGGCTTGGCTTTGCGTCGTGCTTAATCATTACGCGATCTTCTTCAATGGTTATGCTTCCACCTTCGAATTGGATAGGTTCGAAGGTCGCTTTGCGCTCAATGCGCGCTCTCATCGTTTCTAGCTTGCTTTGACGCTCTTTTATGCGTCGATTGAGGTATGTTAGCGTCCAGTGCTGCGTTTTTAGTTCTTCGGTAATATCAGTGCGAGCACTAACAATTCCTTTAAATGACTGATGATTCTCAACCAAGAATGCTTTACGTTCTTCTATCGTTTTAAGCTTATTACACTGCTTCAATAGTGCGTGAGCAGTAGTCATACGGTCAATTTCTGCGAGTGTTGAGTCAATTTCTTCTTCGGGGGACTTGGTGCGCTCTCTATTTACTGCCTTGATGTATCTTTCACGCCACTTCATGAGGTCATCCCATGCGCGCATTTCACTATCCATCTTTTTTGCGTTTGAAGCAAAAGGGAATTTCGCAGGTCCAGCAATCATAGCACTGGCCGTTCGTGACTTTCTGTGGAGGTATAAAGCTAGGCGCGCTTCGAATTTAGCAGCATAATTGCCTGACTTTTCACCTAGTTCTGCGAGGTCACTCGCTAGCATTTGTGACATGTCAGAGTAAAGGCGCTCGCCTCGCTTTTCTGGACTAAAGCTAGTCCATTGATGCGCTCTGATAAATAGTTCTTTTTGCAGTTTCATTGCGGTATCTCCTTGCGGGTTCTCTCTAGGGCATTATTGCCGTCGAGGTTGTTAAATTCTTTGGTCATTCGAGGGTAAGCGTTGCCGCCCACGATTATTAAAACGGTAGCTCACTCTCCATCGTGGTATCACTTGCCGTCGTGTTGCCTTTACGTGCTTGGCGCTCTTGCTTGCGTTTTAAAGCAGTACAAGCGCGGCAAGTGGGACGCATCGAGGTCCCTTGCATTCCGGTGTTCTGAGGCGTTTTAAGGATGCCACATGAGGCGCAGTGAGAGAGTGATTCTAGGCGCTCGTGGCGCGCTAGTTGCTTGGCGCGTTTGATGTCTTGGCGCTGGTGCAGTACGGCCTGAACGTCTTCGATGGTGAAGGCTGCACCATAGTCGTAACGTGCTTGATCAGTTTGCATACGCTCGCCATTATCGACGATTTCCTGAAGATACTTAGTCGGTATCTTGGTCAGTTTAGGTATGCGCTTGGCGCGAGTAGATAGTTTAGCGTGTTTGTTGCGGGCCATGATTATTCTACTTTTACGCTGTTTTTAGCGTGGTTTAACTGTTTTATGGTTAATTAAAACCTTAAGCGCCTTATCGGTGCGCGCTTACCTCGATGGTAGAATAATTCAAGAGCTGTGGTGTTGTCAAGTGTGAGACTGCTTTTTTAGCATGGTTTAACTGTTTATACGGTGCGTCATGGGTAAAAATTGCCTATAAATAAAATTACTCGATAAAAGAGGCATTGCGAGAGGGTTTGGGCCGTTACAGCGATTTGAAAATGCTTGGCGCGTTATAAATCCAATAAAATCAATAAGTTCGTTAGATAACTAGTACGAGCTGCATAGCGCATTTTCAAGATTTTGTAACATTTTATATAGGGATTTTTGGGATGTTTTTGGGTTAAGTCTCTGCAATCATAAAGGAATAAAGAAATATGTTTATAAGATTATATCTATATTATTTATAAATTTTAAAATATTATGACGCAGTGCGTCATAGCTGGCACCGCGCTAAATTCAGAATTTTATGGGTCTTAACATTATTTTCGATCGTAGCGTAACAAAATACTCAGCGATTTAGCGCGCTTTAACTCTCATGCTTTAAGTCACACCAAGTCAATAACATCGTGGCGCACAAAACGCCAAGCATCACAACCACAAACTCTCCAAGCCACTTCTTTTTCTTGACAATCGAGGGGAGCGCGAGGCGCTGCGAGCGTCAAGCGCCAAGGTATTCATGGAGAGTGAAGTTCTTAGTGTCTCAGTGTCTCAGTGTCTCAGTGTCTCAGTGTCTCAGTGTCTCAGTGCCTCAGTGTCTCAGTGTCTCAGTGTCTCAGTGTCTCAGTGTCTCATCACACCATGGCAGTCGTAGGCATGGCGAGCATGGTGACACCAAGGGCATAGCGATCGGGGAGAGTGTGGTGCGCGACGAGTACCCCGTTCCCCCTTTTCGCGTGGTGGGCGTGGTGTATACCCACCCCGTCACAAATTTTTGAGATTTTTCAACGCATTGAGTTAAGGGATTAACTGGAGGCATAAGGGTTTAATTAGACCTGCCGCACAACAACCAGACTCCAAAAACGACTAGCCGCATTACCGCCAAACGCTAGCATCCAACAACCCACACGTTGCCAAATCTCCAGGAACCCCTGTAATCGAAGCCCTCGCAGCTCCAGCCCCCTAACCCACTACCTAGACAACCCTTGCCAGTCGAAGCGTTTAGAATCGATTTAAAGCGGTAAGAAAATAACATACAACAGCAATCGACGAATCCCATTAGACCCTGCCAAAATCGAGGTATCGGTTCTGTCTCTCGAATCGTGTGTGGGTAGCGGTAGACACAAGCATGGACGCTGAATCTACCGTTGCTTTTTGACACAGACTTAAAAGACCATTACCATCGAAGGCATGAGGACACTAAACCCTAAACACAGACTTTTTATCGAAGCGTATGTGGGAGATGAAGTTAAGGCCATGCGTTTAGCGGGTTATAACGGAACAGACTCTTACCTTCGACATCAAGCGGAGAAGCTGCTCAAAGAGCCGCTCGTACTCGAAGCACTTAAACACCGAGACTTTTTTATGGATAAAGCTAAAAAATTGAAGATGGACAGAGAAGACCTTCAAACATTTTGGAGTGACATCGTTAAAAATCAGGATCCCTTTGCTGTCGAAGAATTTGATCCTGTCACCAACGTGCCTAAGCCCAAAGAGAATATTCCTATTCAAGCGCGGCTCAAAGCGACTGAGCTTCTAGGTAAGTCTGACGGTATGTTCATCGATAAACTCGATGTGTCTGGAAACGTGACGATTACTGACTTGGTTCAGCAATCACTTAAGTCCAATCGGTCAGTCGAGGAAATCGAAGCTGAGTACAACGTAATTAAAAAATCAAACGCACTACTTCCCGAACCTACAGAGCTTGATCAAATTCACGACATCGCGGATGAAAACGAGTTAGACAATTCTGCCATCGAAGACTTGATATGAGTTTGATTCTTCCAGAAACTTCGGCAATCGAAGGGGCGAATGTTCAGCGGCTTTTGAAGAAGCCAAGTAACCTCATGCCGTCTGATCTAATCCGTTTGTGGAGGGATCGTCCAAGTATATTTGCTCGAGACGTGCTTGATGTGACTCCTTACGAGTGGCAGCGCGAGGTCATGGACTTGTATGTGAAACATCCGCGAGTCGCCATGCTTGCCTCGAAGGGTCCTGGTAAAACTTGGCTCCTTGCGTTAATGACTCATCACTTCATGATTACGGGCTATCGACCGAAGGTTGCCTGCCTGTCGATCACGAAAGATCACTTGATGGCAAACCTTTGGGCGGAACTCTTAAAGATGCGACTAGACTCCCCTCTACTTGCGGCTTCTCTTATCGAAGGTTACGACAAGATTCGTTTGAAAGGGCAGGAAGGTTTCTCTTTCATCGATGCCCGATCTTTCCCAAAACAAGCAGACGACACCCAATTAGCTTCTGCCCTCGCCGGACACCATGCCGACTTTGTCATGTTTACCATCGACGAAGCAGGTATGATTCCTGATTCTATTCTATCGACGGCAGATGCTGCCTTGAGTTCCGGTGACTCCGATACGAAGCGCGCACGAATTTTGGTATCTGCTAACCCTGAAGAACCTAGAGGGACTATCTATCGTGCCTACAAAGGACTTGAAGGAGACCGATGGAAAGTCTATCGCGTGACCTCAGACCCTGATGACCCTAAGCGAGCTCCAAGAGTCTCCGTTGACTTTGCTCGTGCAGAGATTCAAAAGTATGGACGCGATCATCCATGGGTTAAAATCACTATCTTCGCTGAATATCCTGATTCATCTTCAAACCAGCTTCTTACCGATCAAGAGATCAGAGATTCGATGGAACGAGTGGTGAAAGAAGGGGATGTCTCTATGTCTCAAATGAGATTAGGAATCGACGTATCTCGAGGTGGTAAGGACTCAACGTGCTTTGCTCGTCGCAAAGGTCTGATGGGTTATCCGTTAGACCTAGTATCCAGCGATGTTATGGGGCCTGAACTTGCAGGTAAAGCGGTTCTGATGGTTGAGGAACTTGGAGTGGAGCGTATATTTGTCGATAACACAGGGGGATATGGTGGATCCGTCGTGGACTCATTGAGCATGTTCCCTTCAGTAGACGTGACGCCGGTAGTCTATAATGCTAAGGCACAAGACCGACGCTACTTTAATAAGCGCACAGAGATGTGGGTGAGGATGCGTGATTGGGTTCGTAAAGGTGGCAAGCTACCTGACGACCCGATGCTAGCAGAAGAACTTCAAATGCCAAAGCTCATGTTCCATGGCGGGACTTTTAGGCTTGAAGAGAAAGATCAAATTCGCAGTCGATTAGGGCGCAGTCCTGATAGAGCTGACGCACTTGCTCAGACATTTGCAGATGTGGAGATGCCCACTGGTAATATGCGTAATGGCGCATTGACCCAGCAAGCTACCGAAGGTCTTCCATCGTGGGAGATCATGCGGCTTTATGAGGAAGCAAATGCGCCTAAACACTTGGGAAATCCAATAGATATTGACAAATATTCAGTTAGGGCGTCAAATCATAGATCATAGGTGATTTATGCAACTAGATGCAGGTGCAATATATGGCGGGGCAGTAGGCGGGACTTCGGGCGCGTTTATTGGCACTGCGATTAATCGTGAGGGAATGAACGAAGGTTTCATTTCTGGCGGCGTTGCAGGTGCAGGAACAGGCGCTGCGATTGGAACAGCGGCGATGCCAGGATTTGGAACGGCAGTAGGAGCAGGAGCAGGCTTCTTAATCGGTGGGTTCCTAGGATCTAGACAGCAAAAGAACCAAGAAAAGGCGCAACAAGAAGCGCAACGCAGAGCAGAAAAAGCTCGAGTTATGCAAGTAATGCGCGAGTTTGGTCGTAAGCAGCAGGCAGATAATGCTATGCTGACACCAGCAGCGCGCCGAGCGACGAATCAAGCACGTACGGCAGCGGGAACAGTTCCGCAATCGGGGCTTATAGGTACGGCAGCACAATCATCAAACAACGGTTCCGCAGGAACATTTTAAGAGGTGTCTATGTTGAAAGCTAAAGTGGCAAAGAAGAAGCGCAAAGACCTGACGGCCAACACATCCTCGATGCCTATGGGGGCTTCTGCAAGATCACCTGAGTTTCAGAAACCAACGCTTGCCCAGCAAGTTCAGATGCGTGAGATTATGACGGCGCGTCAAGCAGAGATGTCTGCGGGTCTTACTGCGACTCAGCCAGAGATGGGTGGGGTGGTTGCTAAAGGTCCATCAGCATCGAAAGCTAAAGTTCCAGGTGGTGCAGACATTTACGATGAAAGAATCGGCGGGTATGGAAAATCGATGGGCCCTAAAGAATCTGGCGAGCAGGCAGTTCGTCGGATAATGAAAGTCAAGAAAAAGAAGAAATCATGACTCAGATGAACTATTCGGAAGTCGTGTCGTTGCGCAATCGCTTGCGCGATAACCTAGGGCGAACAACGCCTCGATGGGATACGCTTGCGATGTTCTTGGATCCAGGTCGATTCACCATGAATCCGGATAATGCTAAGAACGATAATACACGTAAAGATTTTAAGATCATTGACAATGAAGCTGGTCGCGCACTTCGCATTTTCCAGGCAGGCATGAACAATGGGGCGACTCCTCAGGTGCGTCCTTGGTTTAACTTGACCACAAACGACCCGAAGATTTCTAGTATCACAAACATTCAAAACTATTTTCACAACACTCGTAACGTGATCAGTTCGCACTTACAGGTTTCAAACTTCTATCGAGTAATGTCTTCGGTCTACAAAGACTTGGGTATTTTCTCGAACTCGGCGTTTGCGATGCTTCCGCATCCTCGCTATGGCTTTTACTTCTATCCGTTTCAGGTAGGTACGTACTCGTTCTCCTGCAATAACGAGGGTGATCCTGAAATTTTTTATCGTGACTTTTCAATGACTGTCAGAGAGGTGGTGCAGAATTACGCCAAGCTTTCTCCGACAGGTCAGATTGATTGGTCAAATATTCCACCATGGGTAAAAGAGCAATGGGATGCTGCTCGTTATGTCGAGACGATTGTTCTGACTAACCTGATTGCTCCGAACACAGGCTACAGAGGCACAGGGTTCGAGAAGAAGTTTTACTCTTACACATATGTCCAGTCGGCAGGGAACAACCTTCCTCCTCAGTTGTCAAATGGATTTAGAAATGAGCAGGCGAAAAGTAACCTTAATCCATTCGTAAGAGTGCAAGGGTTCAACTATTTCCCTGTTATTATCCCTCGATGGGAAGTGCGTCCAGGGTCTGACTTTGGTGTTCAAGGGCCCGGTGAAATTGCCATGGGCGACATTCTCTCCTTGCAAAAAATGGAAGAAGGGCGCTTTGAAGCTATTGATAAGCTCTTGCGTCCAGCGATGGTAGGGCCTGCAAGCCTTCGTCGTCACGGTTCGACTATCCTTCCAGGTGGCATGACCTATGTGGATGATGCGGGCTCAGTGGCCAGTTTTAAACCAGCATTCGAAGTTGACCCTAAAGTCGTAGAGCTTATCAATAAGCAAGCTGAAGTTAAGCAAGCTATTCAAGAAGCCTACTACGTTAACATGTTCCTTACCTTTTCTTTAGGGGAAGTGAAGACTCACGTATCTGCTCGTGAAACAGATGAGAGAGCAGCAGAGCGTCTATCTAACCTTGCACCGGTAATGAGTCAGCTTGACCAAGACTTATCGTCGAAGGTGATTGAAATTGCCCAGATCATTCTAGGGGATGCCGGTCGCCTACCTCAAAAGCCTAGAGAGCTGCAAGGCAAACAGATTCGTCCCGAATACATCTCTGCATTAGCACAAGCCGCCAAAGTGGCAGACATGAACTCTATCGAGAGGTTCAATGCGTTTGTGACTAATACTGCGGCAGGGCTTCAAGATCCTACTTTGCTTCAGAAGATCAACGGTGCTAAGATGATCGATGTTTACGCACACACTATCGCGGTTAATCCTGAAGTCTTAGTTCCTGAAGAAGAGTTCCAGCAGCGTCGTCAGATGGCGGCAATGCAAGCCCAGCAACAGGCGATGATATCTAAGGAGCAGGCAGCGGCGGCGACGGTTAAGGACTTGTCTCAAGCAAAGATTGGTGAGGGCTCAATGCTTGATACTTATTTACAGGCCTCACAAGTATAGGGTTCATGAACAAGGATATCAAAGAGGCGCAGCAACGGCATGACCTTGAATGGGTAATGTCTACCGAACAAGGCAGACGTTTTGTTTGGAGATTGCTGAGTGAGTGCAAAATGTTTCACGACATCGTCGGCGATGGCCATATAGCTTTTCGCCAGATAGGTCGCAGACAGGTAGGACTTTTCATAACAGATTTAATAACGCAACATGTACCCGACAGTTACATGCTGATGCAAACAGAGCATCAGAGAACACTCAATGAGGAGAGATTAGATGAGCGAAACAACAGTAACGCCGGAACCATCGACGACTACATTACCGGAAACGAAAGTCGAACCTACATCGACACCACCCTCGGTCACGTCACCGGACTCTAAAGTAGAGGTCAAACCTGAAGACACGACGATCCCCGCTCCGGCAGAAAAACCCACAGAAGAAAAGCCTGCTGCAGAAGCAGGTAAAGAAACGACAGAAGCAGTTCAAGATGAAGAGTATGAAATTGAAGTAAAAGAGGGATCTCTTCTTACTCAAGCGGACTTGGATGAACTAGCTCAAACTGCATCGGAACTAGGGCTAAGCAAAGAGCAAGCACAAAAACTGGTGGAGTCCCGTGAGAAAGTAGTGGCAAACGCTCTTAAAGCAGGCGAAGGAAAGTGGGAGTCGAGGTTTCAAGAAGACCTAAAAACCATGAACTCTGACCCTGATTTTGTAGGTGAAAAGCGAGCAATCACAGATCAACACATCAACAGAGCACTCACTTCATTCGGGGACGAGAAGCTTATTGAATATCTGAACACTCCTCAAGGTGGGTCGAATATCCATTTAGCTAAATTTCTTGTGCGAATTGGTCAAGCATTAGCTCCGGTAGAGGAGAATAGTGACCTTACTCGCCAGGGTGGGACGACCCCAGCGAAGGCAGAACCTAATCAACTTGAAAGAATGTACCCCTCAATGTTTGAGAAAAAGTAAAATACTTGTTGACGCAAAAAAGATTGTGCCTCACGATAATCATATTGAACTCAAAACATGAGAGGATTTAGTTATGGCCACGCTTAACACTTTGTACCCTACGCTTCTTGATCTCGCTCAGATGCCTGAGAACAAAGATGCTTCAGATGTCATCAATCTTCTTGTGGCATTAAACCCAATCTTGATGGACGCTCCGGCGTTCCCGTGTAACGACGGTACTCGTCATAAGACGATCATGAAGACAGGTCTTCCTTCGGTCACTTGGACTAAGTTGTACCAAGGTATCCAAGCTTCAAAAGGTTCTAAGCAAACTGTGATCGATACCACTGGTATGGTTCAGTCTGCTTCTCAAGTTGACCAACGCTTGGTTGACATCTTTGAAAAAGCCGAAGACAAAGCTTCAATGCGCATGGACGAAGCTAACGACCACCTTGAGGCCATGGCCCAAGAGATGGCGACTGCGATCTTCTACCATGATTCATCTTTGGATCCTTCAAAGCCAATGGGTCTTTCTCCTCGTTTCAACCTTTCAACGGCTGAAAACGGAAACCAGATCATCAAAGGCGGCGGTTCAGGTTCTGATAACGCTTCAATCTGGTTGATCACTTGGGGCAAGAATGCTAACCACTTGATCTATCCAAAAGGCTACATGGCAGGCGTCGATCGTAAAGATCGCGGTCTTGTTCCGGTAGCTGATGCTTCAGGCAACACTTACTTCGCTTACCGCGAAGAGTTCTCAGCTCACTTCGGTCTCTCAGTTCGTAACTGGCAGTACATTGTTCGTATCTGTAACATTGATGTTTCAGAGTTGACCACTGATGCTGCAACAGGTGCTTACATTGTGGATTTGATGACTGAGGCTTACTACCGTCACAAAGGTCGCCGTTTAAATATCGGTAAAACATACTTCTATGCGAACACGACTATCGTGAAGTTCTTGGATTACCAAGCTCGCAAGAAGACCAACATCAATTTGTTCTTGGGTCCAGACACTACTGGCCCTAACGCAAAAGAAGTGTTGCAGTTCCGTGGTATTCCGATTCATGAATGTGACGCACTCTTGAACACTGAAGCAACAGTTCCGTAGTAGAAAGTAAAACTTTAAACCTAGAGGTTTGATATGATTTTGGATCTTAACGCAATTTTCTCAAATGCTCAGGCGATTACTGCTTCTGCGGTTTCGACTAACGTGATCGATTTGGGCGCTCCAGGCAGAGCTGCTTACGGCAACGTACAGCTTCTCCGTAACAACAAGGGTGACTGCATCCCTTTGCTCATTCAAGTTGTGCAGAACTTTGCCACTTTGACCTCGTTGACCTTTACGGTTCAAGGCTCGGTAGATGAAGCTTTCACTTCTCCGGTAACTCTTGCAGTAACTCCGGCGATTCCATTAGCTTCTCTTGTTGCAGGTTTTATCTACCGCCCATTGGTAGAGCTTCCTCGTAACAACATCTATCGCTTTATCCGCATCAACTACACTGTTGGCGGATCTAACGCGACAGCGGGTCAAGTGACAGCAGGAATCGTGGCAGCAGTTGACGCAGCTTACAGAGGCTAATTAACGGAGCAGGGGCCTAAAAATCCCTGCTCTTTCTATTCGTGAGGGGAATCAAATGTTCAAAAGCACCAAAGAAAAAGAAGTCGTCCTATCTCCTGAAGGCCAAGAGCTTTTAGAAAAAATCAAAAAAACAGCTCTTAAGCCTATTAAAGGTTTAAAAGTAGTGGCCATTTCTGACGGCTATTACGCCGATTTAGGAAATCACGATAACGCTCGCATCATTAAGTCGGGTGAAGTTTTTGTTTTCAACCACAACTTAAAGAATGGCCGCTTGCCTCTTTGGGTTCGTCCGGTCGATATTAAAGAAGCAAAAAAAGCAGGCGTGACTGACCTTAACGGTGCAGACGAATCTGAAGACCTAGTTTAATAATCCTTCGATGGAGGTTCGTACATGCTGCAAAAAACAGACATTGCGAACCTCGCGCTAGGAAGACTAGGTGTCTCTCTCAACATCGCCATCACAGATTTTGACACAGACAATTCTACGCAGGCGAAGATCATTCGTCGTATGTATCAGATGTCTCTCGACACTCTTTTGCAGAAGCACGAATGGAAGTTCGCCACTTACTTTCAAGGATTGAACCTCCTTGAAACAGATGCAAACTTTGGCTTTATGGGATTCAAGTATAAATATGAAGCTCCTGCCGATGCTCTTGTCATAAGAGAAATTGCGTCAGGAGGAATCTTCACCAACCTGAATCTTTATGAGGTTCAGAAAGCTAAGTTCCAAACGATCTATTCAAGCTCATCGATTAAGATAGTCACAAACATCGTCGATGCTCACGCTCGTTATACGGTTCGAGTTCCTGTGGACAATCAGGTTCCTGTTTACTTTGGACGTGCACTTTCAGCTCAGCTTGCGTGGGACATTGCTCCTATGCTTATCACAAACAACTTCCCTAAGATCCGCGACTCACTAGCGCGCGACCTTGCCGACGAGATTACTTTGGGTATGGCGCAAGACGAGGGGACTCAGCCTCAGATGGACAATGCGCCAAACCCCTTTGTGATGTCTCGGTTTCAGTGATAGGATTCATATATGGCTTCAGGAAAACAACTATCTTTCCAGCATGGTGAGGTTTCACCTACACAGCAATACCGCTCAAACGAAGCGATGTATGCGTCTGCACTATCGAAGCTTAGAAACTTTTATGTGCTCAATGAAGGTGGTATTGCCAATCGTCCAGGGTTTATCAGTGAAGGGACCCATGCGTTTCAAGAAGACATACCTGTCGATGGTGGTCAGCCAGGCATAGTTTCTTTTACTTTCTATAATCACTTTGCGCAAGAAGTTCAAACTCTTGAATACTACGTGGATGCCGGAGTCCCATCATTCTATTTAAACGGCGTTGACTGTTTAGGTATAACATCTTTCGTTTTAGTAGAAGGGATTGAGCCGGAGAAAATCCGTTTCACAATGCTTAAAGATTCTATATTGATAACTCCATCTCTTATTTTAGATACCGATCCTGTGACAGGCGAATTTTCAGTAAACCTCTATTTTGATATGGAGTCTGAAGAAGTCATAGGAACTTTCGGGAACGCCTTGACTCCCGCGTTCACGCTATCGTCGTCGTTCACCGTTAATCATTCAGGCGCACCTTATCTCCCTGTCACATACCTTGTTACTGGAGTGGACGATAATGGAGATGAATATGTGTCTAACAGTATTCAATCAGGGGCTATAGCTAACGCTGCTACTTTCCCTTCTACTCTTTGCTACCCTACGGCTACAGTGTCGGTCAGTTTAGCAATTACAGTGACGGTATCTGCAGCAACAGATCGCATAAGATTTTTCAACATATACCGAGCAGCGGGCAGAGGGACAGGATTCTTTAAGCTTGCAGGCAGAGTAAAAAATAATGGAACTGCGTCTATTGCATTTGACGATTATGGGGCAGACGATCCATCTATCGGCCCTCCAGAAGACAACTCTCTTTTGGGTGGAGGAATCGATTTGTTCATTCCTGGTCTTTCAGGATGCAAGACTGCGAGCTACTATCAGCAGCGTTTGTTCATGAGCTATGATCCGGCGATTGCCACTAATCTTCTTCCAGGAGACATAGGGGCATCAAAGCTTGGAGCGCCAGAACAAATAAAAATGCCTATTGTGTTCAACAATACAGGGGCTTTTCAATTCACAGTTCCTGTCACAGACAACACAGGAATCGTCGCTCAGTTAGCGATGGAAAGACTTATTGTTATGACAGAGAAATCCTGCTACGTCATTCGTGGAGGGCAGGAGGGGGGAATTACTCCGCTTCAGGTTAATCCTCTTGAAGTATCCTCTGAAGGTTGTTCGCGCACAGTAGAGCCTAAAGTAAAAGGTCGTAGAGGGTATTACTTAAACTTCGATCACACGAAATTGATGGCGATTGAATTTGGTCTAGATGGAAACCTTGTCGTGTACGAAATCTCGGGGCTCTCCGAACATCTTCTTGAAGTAGATATTCATACGATGGAAGTCACAGGTGGCAGAGAGGACACGGTCTACCTATGTCGTAGAGATGGAAAGCTTGTTCGCATTACCATGACCTCAGAAGCTGCAGGATTCTCTTTGATTGAAACCGATGGCTACATCGAGAACATATTTACTAAACGTGTTAAGCGCGAATACGTGGCACATGTTCCTCAAAGCATTTCTTCAGAAAGACTAGACCCAGACTATGACGCACTCATGGCATACATTATCCGTGACGGAGTCCGATACACTGAGCGACTAGCGTACAGAGAAGATCAACTTAAGCCAGGATTCATTTACGCTGATGCCGCCAAGACATGGGGAGAGCGTTTAACGAAGACTCCTAATGGCATTTACCGTCGCCTGGCAGGGCAGATTCTTCCTGCCGGAGCAGCCGCAGCCGTCGATGGAGCAAGGATAAACATTCAAGACGGAACTACGTGGCTTGCCGGAGATCCGATTCTTTTGGCCTCAACAGAGGTTATTACTAATTTAGGATCCCCAGGCAATCGTATGCACGTCTACTACGACGATGAAAACGGGAATGAAAAGTTCATTCAATTTATCAGCACAGGCACAGGCACTCCTCCAGGGGGAGCTTTTGACAATGCTTACGAAGGATATTTCACTACTGACATTCCTGCTCAGCTTCGGGACGTCGAGGCACTGAACCCTTCAGACAAGCTAGCAAAACAAACTCGATGGCTTCTGGCGTACAATACGTTTGCATGTCCTGCGTATCTGCAGACTAAAGAGCTCTCGGTTTATATGGATGGGCAGCTCATATCCTCGCCGAATAACCCGAACATGGCAGACACTGTTATCACAGGTGCAGCGACAACCAACCTTCCAGAGTATTTCTCTTGGGGAGTCATAGGGCTTCCATACACGAACGACCTCGAGACTTTGGACATCGAAGCTCAAGACAATCGCACGTTAAGTGATGCCCACAAGATCATTAATGCAGTCGGAGTAGCTTACTACAATACTCAGAAAGGTTTCTTCGGAATGCCGAACCGCTCTCTGGATCAGCTTGCAGAGCGCACAGAAATCCTTGAGAATGATGTAGACATGAGTGACGTTCCTCGAACTGATCAGGAGATTGTAACCATACCTTCTGAGTGGACTCGCCCAGGACGTGTTCGCGTGGTTCAGGTGGACGCGCTTCCGATGACCATTGTTGCATTGTATCCTAAAGGACTAGCAGGAGAATGATATGGGTTTTAGAAGCATCGGATCAGCGAATACTCTCATAGGCGGAACTGTCCGAGAAGAACCTGTCATCGATGTTGAAGCAATATCTCCTATCAGAGCTAATCCAAGAGCGACTGTTCGCCTGCCTCGAAGTAACATTAACGACTCCCTAAACCAAAGAATCCAGGGCGGTGACAGTGTTCAGCCGTCATCCCTAGAAAGAACTATTCAAACTGAAGGTGAGCTTAATCGCACGACTCTTACCACCATTAATGAAGAAAACCGTACCTCGGCACGTAACGCTCAGCTCGCATTAGCTGGCGCGCAGTTCGGGCTAGACATCATGAATGCCTCCACTCAGTACCGTAACGTAGAGGGTCAAGCGCGCTTTGCCATTATTCAATCGAGGAATCAGGCGGCAGATGCGCTTTATCGTGGACGCCAAGCCGCTTTCGATACACAATCAGAGGGTAGAGACGCCGGAGAAGACGCACTTCTTGCGCTTGCTGCACAAGGTCAAGATGTTCAAGGTGCAGGTGCACAAAGAATTGTTCAGTCATATGAAGGCATGGCAGAGCAGAATGCGGCGATTGTGGAGGCCAATGCAATGAGAGAGGCACTTGGATTTAAACTGGAAGAGATCGCTGTCGACTATCAGCTTGATACCGCTCGCATAAACCGCGATCAACAATACATATCATCTGCGTTGACCTTTGGAGCGCAGGCAGCCGGAGCATTTATCTAATGGGATTAAGATCACCACAAGACATTGCTCGCCCACAACTCCGTCCAATCGGAGGTACAGAACTCCGTGGAGGCGTGAATCCGGTAAACAATAATTTTATTCGTGCAGCAGCTCAGACCTTAGATGCTTCTCAGGAAGCTGACGAGAGAGCGTTTCAATTGGCCAGGGCCAACCTTGAAGTTCAGAACGAAGAAGACCGCATTGCTGCCCAGGCAGAGCTTGCTCGTCAGAAGGGAGCCAATGCTCTAGACCAAGGGCCTAAAGTTCGTGAGCAGCTCCGCAAACGTGCCGAGCAGAGACTAGATAAAGTTCCACCAGCATTCAAAGACAGACTAGCTACTACGACTCCTGAGCTGATGAATAAGTTCAACAGCTTTGCCTACAACTACGAGGCACAGCAAGCTCGCGCGCTAGAGTCAGACACACTTAAACAGCGAACGGCTGCGAGGGTAAACGAGTCTATCGAGAACTCAGGTAATCCGATTAAGTTCAACCAGAACTTAGCAGAAGTATCCCTCGACGCTCAGAAAGCGGCGATGACCATGTACGGGAGTGATCCTAAGCGTGATCTAGGCGATGGTCTCACGGCAGGCGAGGTCATCGAGCAATACCAAAAGAATGCAGTATCAGAAACCATTCTTCGCTCAGTTCAACAGCAGATTGCCGTAGGTCGATTCGATGTAGCTAAATCGCTCACCGAAAAATACAGTGGACAGTTTCAGCCAGCAGACCAAAAGAAAGCACAGGAATCTCTGACCCTCGCCGTACGTCGAGGTGAGACAAAACTTGCGTCAGGACTAGCAGAGCAAGCTCAGCTTCAGTTCCCTGATGACGAGGCAGCGCAGGCCAGATTTATTCAGGCCAACTCAACAAACGATGCTGTAACTAAAGAAGCAATTCAGTTCAATAACCTTCAGGTTGCTCAAGCTAAAAAAGCTCGCGAGACAGCACAGAAGGCAAAGATCAACGAGCTTTCAAAAAAAGCAGGAAAGGTTCCAGTATCTGAACTCGTCGAAGAGGCAGCCGATCTTCCGATTGAAATGCGCTCAAAGCTAATTAACTACGCCAAGAGCTTAGCCGAAAACAGAACCGTGGTAACAGACACCAAAAAGCTCAACGAGCTTAAAAACAAATTTAATACGATGTCTCCTGACGAGATCAGAGAGTACGACTTCTCTGAAGATCGTCTCGACATCTCAGCTAAAGACCTCTCTCCTTGGGAGTCACTACAAAGATCGGCAATCAACAAAGATCGAAGCGAAGCAGACAAAGCACGTTACGCTACCGAGAAGTCCTTTATGGATATTCGTGATGGCTTCCTTGCAGAGTTTAGCCGTGATCTTCCAGGAGACTATCTAGATAAAGAGAAGAAAGTCGGCGAGATGATAGACAGGCTCAAAGAGAATATTCTTGATGTTAATCCTCGTATCACTCTACCTGAGCTTCGCAAGCAAATTAAAACTGATCTTTACCAGAACGGTATTCGTCCTGCTCCTTCATCGTTCGGAAACCTATGGGGGCTTCTTGATGATAAAGAGCTTAACGAATCTCTAACTAAACCAGTCGAGGAGAATGCTGACGATGTTCACCCTTCTTGGATTCAGGCAGTAAGATCGAATTTAAAACCAGGAGTGAATAGGACGGACGACGAGATTCGTGCCATCTTAAAGAGTCGCGTAAAAGCAGACTTGACCAAGCCTAAAGCACGTTGAGGAGTGCCATGTACCAGCCTACAGAAAGACTAAAGAAACATATCCGCGAAGCTGAAGGATTCTCTGCAGATCCATACGATGACAGAGGTGTCCCCGCCATTGGTTACGGAGATCGATATGCAGACAAATCAAAACCCATGTCAGTCGAAGCGGCTGAACGTCGTCTAGATGAAAGACTCGCCGAGGGCAAAAGAAACCTTGAGGCAAAGCTTACCCGTAAGGACTGGAGTGAGAACGAATGGGACGTCATTATGGACTTGGAATACAACCAAGGCATAGGGACGATGGAGAAAGATGGAACTATTAATCTTCTCAACAACGGGACAAGAGAAGAAATCGAGGCATCGATTGCCAAGATGACTACATCTCAAGGCGAGGAGCTTCCTGCTCTTGTGAGAAGAAAAGATGCACGTCTTGCCATGTGGCGAGCGGGCCAGCAAGGTATGCAAGCAGAAGAGTCCGATGGCTTTGATGCCGCACTTGCAGATTTAAACTCTAGTGTAGAAGACGATGGACTCGCTGATGCTATAAACGAGATCAACTCTCAACCGGTATCAGTTGTTGATCGCGTGGCTTCTGCAGTCAGCGGTCTTTTTAACTCTTCTGAGATCAGCGACCCTGAAGAACTTGTGGTAAAGCAAGCAGCTAGTAATCTATCAAAAACGACAGTATTAAACGAAGCAGAAGCTCGATCTTTATTAGAGATTAAGGATGCCAAGTCCATTGCTATCGAGACGCAGTTTGATGACATAGCCAAGAACTTTCCCATAGTATCTACGTGGGCGTCGAATCCGGACAACTATGTTCTTCTCAAAGAGAAGGGCCCATGGGCGATGCAGCTCGAATCAGCGGCTAAACCATTCGGCGTCAAAGACATGCTTAAGTCTTACGGCAGCACGACTGAATCCGACATTGAGAAAGGTGCGCTTTGGGCACAGTTCCTGTACGGAACAGCACCGAAGCAACAAACACAGAATGCGCTACGAATCCTAGATAAAGAGATTGTAGCCGAGAAGACTGCCCGTCAGAGTGTAGCTTCAAGAAATATCCAAAGAGCAGTAGGTGAAATACCAGGTAAGTTTGAGCAGCTAGGCGAAGCAGTCAAGCAATTCATTGATGAAGACGATCGCAACTACGCTAACACCATAGCAGGTCTTAAAAAGGTCTACGACGGGACGGATGAATCATTTGCCTCAGTAATGAACGCATTTGAATCAATGATTAAAAATCCTGAAGGTCTTGTCCAGTTTATGGCAGAAGCTACAGGCGGCTCAGGAATAGCAGGAGCAGTCGGTGGAGCTGCAGGTGCAGCGGCAGGAGCAGGAGCAGGGTTTTTAACTCCGCTTCCTTTCGGTACTGCAGCAGGTGCATTCGCCGGATATAAGTCAGGCTCTGCGGCAGCAGTAGGTTTCTACAGCTTTGGCGCTTATATAGATGAAGCACTCAAAGAAGGCTACACGGACAAGGCGACTGGAATCGTGGACTACGATCTGGCCATGTCAGATCCAAAGTTCTTAAAGAAAATTAAACTTCAAGCTCCTACATACGGTGTGACTCTTGGTGCCGCCGATTATCTACTAAGTCGTTTGGCCGGAAAGTTCGCTACTAAGCTTGACCCTTCAGCGGGCGTGAAAGCCGTAGCCAAAGAAACTGCCAAAGGATTAGGTGCACAGGTCGGAGTCGAAGCCGGTTCTGAGCTGGCAGCACGTCAAGCTGCAGATGTAGTAGGCGGCGAGGCTTCAATTACTAAGACGTTTAAGAACGCAGGTGAAGCAGTTGTAGAAGGCATGAGCGCAGGGCTTATGGGTGGTGCACGTTTAACAGGCGCTACAGCGATTGAGCAAGCTAAGCAGACAGTAAACACAGTCAAGCAAGCGATGTCTGCGGTAGACGATTTTAATACACTCCAAGAGCTTCGCGCCAAGATGGGCCCGGTGGAGGCAAAGGATGCCGCAGCGACAAGTGACCTAGTAAACCAAGCGACTAAGCCCCAGAAGCAAGAAGCTTTAGTTCCTGGCGCGCCAGAAGATCAAGATGAAACCGTACTGGCCAGCGACCTCGACGAGGCAGCAAGTCAAGGAACAGTCTGGATCACACCGGAAGTTCTAGAAGAATACCTTCAAGGTAAAGGCACAGATGCAGCGACTCTCATGTCCCAGATGGGCAATGAGTATTACGACCAATACCAAAACGCCAAAGGCACATCGACTCCTATCTCCATTCCTATGGGTACATGGGCAGTCAACACTCAAGAGTTTGCTGACATCGACGAGCTAGTTCACATCAACGACAATGAAGCTAGTGCCATCGAAGCAGCTCAGACATTGGACGAAATCAAGAAGAACCCTTTTGCTTTCTTTGAGACCATCAACGGAGAAGATGTTCCAGAATCAATGACTGAGATCATCGAGGATGAGATCATCGAAGATGAAAACATTCCTACCGTTGATCAGATGGTGGAAACGGTTGACCCTGAGACAGGAGCAGTCACTAGCGCACAGATGCGTCCAGTAGACATCAAGAACCGTTTCCGAGATGAGGCAAGCCGTAAAGCTTTCTCCAGCATTCAGAAGCGTTTACGTACAGTCACTAAAGGCGCTAAACAGATAGATCAAGCCTATGTTGATTTCATAGCAGAGCTTCAGTACCGTCACGTAGCTCGTAGGGCAAGGGTTCTGAACCAAGCAATAGATCAAGTAATGTCTCGAATTAAGATTGGTATAAGTAAAAATGAGTTTGAAGGCGGAAGGTTTATCTCCGCCTCAGAAACTCAAGGGCCATACAAAGTCTTATTTACAGAACGGGCCACAAACAAAACACTGATTCATGAAATCAGTCATTCGTGGTTGTTTGAGATGTCAGAGGACTACACGTTCATGGCAGCTCTTGACCCTGAAACAATGAATGCTGATCAGAAAGAATACTGGCAAGCAATGCTTGACGCCGCCGATCTCTTGGGTCTTAAGGACGTGGGCGAGCTATTAAGTACGTCATTTATTGAGCAAGAAAAACTCCAAGAGACTTTTGCTCAGACTGCAGAAATGTACTTGATGGACGGAAAGTTTGAGAACAATCGCATTCGTCGATTGATGGAATCTTTCCGTAAGTACATGACTAAGATAGCTTTCCTAGTTGGTAAGACCTATCCTCAATACCCTGCACTTAAAATATCGCCACAAGTTGAACGTCTCTTTGAGGTGTTGATCGACGCGACCAATGCACAACAAGATGAACTCTACACAGCGTTTCCTCCGGCACTTCCCAACCTAGATATTCTAGGAAAGAAAGGCGACGAGTATCGTGATACTTATCGCCTGGCACTCTCTGAGTCCGTAGCAAACTTTTATGGAAAGATATTCAACATGAGTGTGCGCGAGCGTGAAGCTGCAATTGATAAAGCAATCGATCAGATTTACGACGACGCCACTGCGGAAGTAGATACTCAAGGGCCATTTGTTTTACTTAAGTATTTCCAAGAAGCTTATGCGAGATGGAAACAAAACGGTGGCGACTCTCCAAGGATTTCATTCTCTTCTTTTACCAGAGTCTTTGCTGATGGTGACGAGGCAAGAGCACAACAATTAAAAGACATGGTTCCTTCAGTGTTTGTAGAACCTGCAAAGAAGGGCGGACTCGACGCTCAGGAACTTCTCTACATGCTTGGCATTACAAGTCCTGATGGCTTCTTGAACCAGATGATTCAGGCAGGAAAGCGCGATGAAGTTATTGAGATGCGAGCAAACGAATTGATCAATGAGCGATTCCCTGTCATGAGATCCGACAAAGATATTCATGAGGCAGCAGTCGAAGCTGTTAATAAGTATGGGCGTGAGCGCCTGCTTGCCGATGAATTCCGTATCATGGCAGATAAGTACCTAGGCACTTTGAAGCAGATGATCAAAGGAGTCGCAGGCCCTGCGAATATTAAGAATAAGCTGGTCGCTGACGAGCTTAAAGGCAAAGGCGCAATACTTGTAGGTAACTCCCCACGCAGCGGATTTAGTGCAGGTAAGTTCCTTCGAGCATCCAACACACTTGGGCGTGAAGCTGCTAAGCAGTTTGTGGCAGGTGACTTTGAAGCTGCATTCCTTGCTAAGTCGAGCGAAGCAGAACAGTTCTATGCTTACCGCCAAGCACTGATTGCTATGAAGCAGATGGCGAAGGTTGATCAGACGATCAAGAAGTATGTGGCGTTCATGCGCGACTCTACCATTGCCAAGAGAAAAGATACTCGCATCATGCGCTACGGGCTCGAGTTTCTGGCGGCCACTAAGCTTGGCAAGAAACCACCATTCATTACAGAAGTCGAAGGCATCGACCTTACAGGAATCGACGAATCAACACTTGATGCAATTAATGAAAGTGTTTCAAACTACATGATCGAAGCTGCAGGAAAAGATCAAAACACTATGACAGTCGGAGGCTACCTGGCATTAGGTCAAGTCCTTCGCTTAGTTAACCATGCTGCAGTAAAGTCTAAGACAGTTGAGCTGGCAGGTCGCAAAGCAGCTCGAGCTGAAATAGGTGCAAACATCATCGCAGAAGTAGGGCCTGTAAAAGCGTCTGACCCAACAAGGGCAGAAGATAATATCGTAGGCAACTATTTTATCGGTCTTAGAAATGTAGTCTCCGAGTTTCAATCACTGTTCGCTTCGGATGCAGATTTTGCTAAGTCCACATTAGGTTCATACAATGCCGAAGTCACTAACGCCGAAGCAGAACTGACTCTTGATGTGGAAAAGAAAAAAGAAGTCATCGCTGCAGCTTTCAGAAAGCTCTTTAAGTATGACTCAAAACTTAAGGCAGTTGGAGCAGCATTCACTTCCAGGCTTCCAGGTAAG